CTTGGTCTGGCGATCTTGGCTGGGGTGTTACTGTGAACTACCTTGCAGACAACGAGCATAAGGTTCCTGTGTATGACTTTGCACTCCGCGAGGTAACTCTCTATGACTATGATTGGAAGTCGGGAGTGCTGACTGATATGATTGTCACGTTCTCGCTGAACGAGTTCATCCGTAAGTACGCTAAGACCTTGGTGGAGGTGTGACAATGATTGACCCTAGCATGACTGACATTCATCCTTACCCGCCAACTATGCAGGAGTTGGAGCAGAGGGTGGGTCAATCGTATACAGAGATTAAACGTCTGACTTCAGAGTTGGAGACTATCACTACCGACCGTGATTTCTGGCAGGCCAAGGCTCATGAGCGGCAGTTGATGATTGACAACCTTGAGGAATACGTCAAGGATCAGTATGACTACATTGATGAGAATATCTCTCAGAGTCTTGTCGATATCTTTGGTTTCAATATCACCAAGGACTACGATGTGACAATTACCGTAACGTTCTCTGGTGTTGTTACTGCACCGCTTAATTTCGATATGGATGATCTTGAGAACCATCTGAATGCCAGCCTTGACGCATCCTACTACGGAGATGTAGAGGCAGACTTCTCAGAGGATCGCATGGAGATTGACTGGTCTGAGAGTTAGTAAGGCCGCTCCCATCGTCTAGAGGCCAAGGACGCCGCCCTTTCAAGGCGGTAGCACGGGTTCGAATCCCGTTGGGAGTACTGGGAGGGATGACTGAGACTGGACTCCAGTTGTCCCTCTCTTTATTTATTTAGACACGCCCGGCCCGCAAGACTTAGTTTTGTCAAGTGTTTACGACGATCATTTTAAAATCACGGAAATGTTTATCGAAAATTGATATAAATAATCTGCTAGATATTCTTGAGACTGTCAGACCTAGGGTGTATAGTTCTTCTATAAGTTCAATCAACTAAGGAGAATCACATGGCACACGCAGTAGAGGTTGGCGCAAACGGCGAGCAGGCTTTCGCTTCCTTCCGCGAACCAGCATGGCACGGTCTTGGCACCGTATTCTTTGAGGAGAAGTCCACCCAGGAGATGCTGGATGCGGCTTACCTGTCCAACTGGAACGTTCGCCTGGAGGCCGTTCCTTACCCTTCCACCTACAATGTCATCACACCTTCCTACATGGTCCTTCGTGACAATCCCTTCGACCAGGGTACTGATGTTCTCGCCACCGTTGGTGAGCGTTACCACGTTCTTCAGAACGAGGATCTTTTCGACTTTGGCGATGCGCTGCTTGACGGTGGTCGCTGGGAGACTGCTGGCTCTATTCGTCAGGGTCGCGTTGTGTTCGGTTCGCTTGCGCTTGAGCGTGAGACTGTCCTTGATCCCAACGGCGTTTCGGATGTTGTGAAGTCTTACCTTCTCGTCCACACCTCGCATGACGGTTCTACCGCTGTGCAGGCTTCCATCACTCCCGTCCGCGTTGTGTGCCAGAACACTCTGAACATGGCTCTTCAGGGTGTGAAGCAGTCCTTCAAGATTCGTCACACGCAGACTGTGGGCGGTAAAGTTCTGGCTGCACGCGAGGCTCTTGCTCTCGCAAACACCTACCTGGACGAGTTCGACAAGGAGGCTCAGGCTCTCATCACCAAGGAGATCACCAAGGCTAAGTTCGATGCCATTCTTGAGGCTGTCTACCCGCGTCCCGACAAGGATGCCAAGGGTGCCGTCAAGAAGTGGGAGACTAAGGTCGATCTGCTGGAGGAGATTTACTCTTCCGATACCACCAACATGATCGCAGGCACCGCGTGGGGTGCGTTCAATGCTCTCACGGAGCGTCTGGACTGGTTCCGCAAGGGTCGCGGCGAGCGTGGTGCTGAGAATGTTGCAGCAGCCGCTAGTGGTTTCGATCCTGTCACCAATGCGGAGAAGGGTCGTATCCTGAGGGCGGTCAAGGAGATCGCTTTCGCGTAATCAAACATCCTGGGTATGATGTAAAACTGCCTGCACGCCACCCGCGCTGGGCGCAGACGAGATTCCAACCCTTGTCGTGCAGAGTTCGATTCTTTGGGGTGGTGCTTGGCACTTGTAGAGTAGCGGTTATCTCGCCACCCTGTCACGGTGGAGATCGTGGGTTCGAATCCCATCAGGTGCGCTTGACAAATCCAATAAAATCGGGCCGGGCCGCAATTATTTATTCTATTACTCATTTACGATGCATTACGACGATTCACTGAAATTCACTGAAATTCCTTGTCATTGTCATACCCCTATGGTAGCGTAGTAATACACAGAGAGGATGGATATGCCATATACACAGACTATTATTCTACATATTACGCTTCCTGACGACCAGCCGAATCCTAAGTCGTGGGAGTGGGATGCTGAGTTGGACTTGCATCTTGTAGATGCCATTAGTGATAATGAGTTTGTCCTAGAGGATTGGCTTCTTGTCGATCAGAATGAGAGTGATGAATGATGGACCCTAATATTGTTCTCAACCGCCTCCGCGATATCTTGACCCAATGGGAGGAGTGGGGTACGCTAGAGGTAGATGCAGAATCTGCTATGTATGAGATTGTTGATCTCTTTCATGACCTTGACGACTGGCTATCTCAGGGTGGCTTCCGACCCAACGATTGGAGTTAGTAATGGCAACCATCACATTCTCAGTAGAACTTATCTACGAGGGAACTGGTCACTTTATGGATTTTGAGTATGACTATGAGACTTGGGATGATATGACCCAAGAGGAGTTGGAAGCATTGGCTGACGATCTTGCTACTGGTCGTGATCCTGAGTTGTATAACGAGATCATGAATAACATTTCTATTGTCCCCCGCCTTATTAGCATTGAGGATACTGATGAATCTGAGTAATGCTGAGCCTGGATGCTACATTGACGGCTCCCACCGCTCCAACTTTGATTTCATGTGCATGGTCATCGAAATGGCAGAGTCATATGGGTTTGAGATGGACTTTGATCAGTTTGTCAGGGATGTGGAGGGTATTCGTAATGATTTCTTCACAGATGATGATATCTATGACATTATGGATTCTATTGACTGGACCTATGATGATGCGCTAGACTATCTCAATACCAATACCCGCGACGGGTTTTACTGGGAAGTTATAGATCAGAGTCTATATCTTGTGGAGGAAGAGTGAAGCACACATTCATTGTCACAGTAGAATGCGAGAAATATACTGATTCGCATATTGTAATGGCGAACCGTTTGGACTATGATGAGGACTACGGTTTCCCATATACCGTCGAATGGCGAGACACGCCCCTTAGGTTGGAGGACTAATGCAGTTTCACTATGTTGTATTCTATGACACAGATACTCAGAAGTGGGGGGTAGAGTTTGATACCGCCGCCTACTTTGCAGATGGTAATATCTATGATGATGATTCTGCTACGCAGACTGGCTATGGCTGGTTTGCTGCTGGTGATGATACGCCTTTGGAGGCGGCACTTGATGAGTCTCTAGTTAGACTTCTTGGATACATTGTAGATACTTGGCCTGCTCCTGGGGAGGTGCAAGGTGCCAATGCCTGAGCGTATCAACGCTATCAAGACTGTTACTTATGATGTTCCCGCCATTGTTGAGAGCCTAGAGCAGATGGGCATGGAGGATATTGACTTTGACGTTGTGATGGAGTATATTCAGGAGTGGGTCTTTGAGGACTTTGGCGGGGACTCTGGAATTATCTTTCAGGATGAGAATGGGGAGGAACTATAATGCCTAAGTATAGAATTAGTTTTACTACTGAGGATTTGTGGAGGCTGGACGTAGAGGCTAATACCATTGACGAGGCTATGGAAAACTTCTATAATGGTGACTACACGCACGATATGGCGGTACTTACTGAGGGTGGCTATCTTCAGGAGTCCGTTAGTATCGAACCTATGGAGGGCTAATGAAGTACGCAGTAGCATTTGGTAATGCTTTCGATGGTCATAATTTTTATGGCCCGTTCGATTCTAGTGATGAAGCCATTGACTATGGATCTAATCGTGAAGACGGCGACTGGTTTGTTATTCCATTGGAGGTTCCTCATGCCTAAGTATAGAATTAGTTATCAGACCGAGGACTGGTGGGACTTGTTCGTAGAGGCATACTCTATGGATGAGGTCCTTACCAAGTTTCACAATGGGGAATATGACCACAACAGGGCCACTCTAATAGAGGGCGGCTATCTGCAAGGTTCCGTTAGTGTCGATCCTGTGGAGGACTAATGACTAGCATCACCATGCACCTTACTGCTAACTTCTACCCGCCGATCCCTGCTGACATTCAGATGCGCGTGCAGGAGATTTTCGATGAGTTGGAGCGTGACTCAGGCCCATATATCATAGGCTTTGCAGACGTTCCAGAGAATTGGGACTACATGTATGATGATGAGTCTGTATTTGATCGAACATATGAGTTGCCCAATGGTGCGGTGGTGACAGGTCGCTCTCTGTGTGATGATCTGCGTCTTTGGGATGCGCTATTCTGGGACTGCTCAGAGCCAGATGAGTTGTGGGCAGACTACGAGCGGGAGCAGAAAGAATATGCAGGCCAACTATCATTCTGGACGGCGGAGTAATGGACAACTGTGATCGTTGCTATTCCTATGAGGAAGATGATATCCTTGCCATGAACAAAGGTATCTGCGAGTCGTGTAGAGTGGAGGAGATTGTCTAATGTCTAATACAATCCATTTCTATGAGATTGACGGTGGCCCATCAGGTATCTGGTGGGAGGGTAGGGTAGATGATGATGGTCCCTACATTGGTATGTTCGATAATCAGGTGGACCTAATGCGTATTGCTAGTATTCTCAGTCTTGCTAATCATCCTATCCGCTTTCACACACAGGCTGAGTATGAGTTGGATTCTATGCTAGAGGAGATTCTAGGAGGATGATAGGTAGATCATATAGTATCGGAAGGCGTGTAGAACGTCATACTGGTGGCGGTGGTCGTATGAAACCAACCAACTTCTCTGAAACAGTATTTGGTATCTTTATGCTACTTGCTATCCTATTTATTCTTGGTTCATGCATTGCTCCGTTTGTAGGTGATTAGATGAATAAAAGAGATTATCTTAGAAGTCTTGGTTTTGAGGTCGGTGAGCGAGGCAGGCTATCTGCTGAGATGCTAGAGGCTCTTAAAGACTTTTATGAAGATGCTACACAAAATAATAAACCACAGAGGAAGATTCTTCCTGCATCTGTCAAGATGCGAGATGATAGAACCTACATGGTGGAGTTGCAAGATGGTGGCAGAGTAGAAATGGGATTCTGTTCATCTTGTAAAGAATCTATGCTCTACTGTCATTGCGACGGTGGCCCAAAACCACCCTCGTACCTTGACTCTCCCATAATAAACTGGTATCCTGTAACTTCCCATAAGGAGGAACATGCTAGAGGATAAGATAGCACGCAAAATGGCAGACATGTTCTCAGATAGTAGAATCAACGTCTACGTCTTAGCGGCTATGACACGTAGGTATCTATCTCCACATATGAATAGAGTTCTACAAGAATGGTGGGACTTGCATACAGCAGATGCCAGCACGTATGTCGATAGTGGACAGAGGCAACTGTTTGATGTTGGAGCGTATGACGTTCATCCATAGTTGATGTGGGGGCGGTGAAAATCGCCCCCACAAATACTTGACATGGGCACGTTTGGCGTGCCGGGTTTTCCACAAGTTATCCACAGGTGGGTATTAAGAACCAAATAAAAAATCTCACTGAAATTCCGGGACAACTTAAAAATATAATTTAATAGACATTACGAACGTGTGAAAAAAATCACTGGAAAAGAAAGGCTTCAAGGAAATGATTGAGTTCCTCTTAGTGTTTATAGGTATAGCGCTATTGTTGTCAATGATGCAACCACCACCGCCCCGCAAATAGCGGCGGCGGTAGGGAAAACTCCTATCAATATATCCCCCTATAATATATATACAAATATCCCTAGATTGTCAGAACTTTTCTGACTTTTTCCGGGATATTTTGTTATTTTTCTAGAAAAAACATTACGAACCCAACAAAAAAAATCACTGAAATTTGGGGGGAATTTCCCTATGTGTGGATATCCTGTGGATATCTCTGGCATATGTTATAAAAATGTTATAGAAAATACTTGAAAAAGTATTACGAAGGGGTGTGATATATCACTCCATATCTCAATATAATAACATTTTAATCTCAATATGTATCTATATTTATAGACATATGTGTCTATTGACTCATATTGTGGACAACCTGTGGATAACTTTGATACCCTTGTGGATAACCTGTCATCCTATTACGTGCAAATGATAGTGTTCATTGTGTGATCTTTAAGACTACTCTGTGTCAGAGAAATACTCTTCATACTCACACACCATACACTTTCTTCCTATCTCTTCTATTATTCCTTTATAGAGTATTTCTTCTATAGGGAGAAGGATATGTTCTCCTGTACCACCGCCCGAACAGGGACTGTCGCTTATCATAAATCCTCCTAGGTAAATAGAAACGGCTGCCGTAGCAGCCGCTCTATATGGTAAAAATTTGTTGCTTATCGCTTGGGGAAAAATACTCCAGCCCATACTGCTTTCTTTACTTCTGGATTCTTCCATTCTTCTGGGATCATGCTCTCAGCGTTTAATGCTCTTGCTCTACGCATAATGTGTTCTTTAACGTCCTGTCTAGCACCACCGCGCCCCCATGATCTAATGGCATTCATTAAGTCTTCTCTGTTTGCAATTGGATAAGATCCATCTGGCATAGCAGTTCCAGAAGAAGCCATTCTTCTACGTTGCTCTTGGGAAAACTCTCTCTTCATCATATCCATTATGTACACCTCCTCATACGTTTAATTCGTATACTTTCTAATAATTATTATACTCTTAAACGCCCCTGCGATACTTCCTACGAATCTGAGGCTTGACTCCAGCCTTAACGCATTGTTGGTAGGCTACTCCGTACTTCTTTTCATTGCTCTCTCCAGCCTTGCCACCGACCGCCTTACGAACTTCACCAATGGTTCTGTTTAATTCGCGGATTAGGGCTTCAGCCTCTTCATTGGGTACTGACATTATTCAAACCTTCCTTCATCGATATATTTCTTATGCTTTTCTTTACATGGTTCGCACCATTGCTTTGGTAGGTACTTCCTTTTTGATACTGACCATTTAATTAAACAATCATACTCACTATGCTTTTTTGCTACGCATGTACTCTTTGCCATAATAAATCTCAATTTCTTTTAGAATGTGGTTTGTTCTCAGCAAGTGCGCTATGAGATATTGTAATATACTGTGCCTCTTTATACAAGGAATAAAGGTTATCAACACCTGAGTAGGATAGACCGCTTCCAATGCCGCCAGCCCATTGTTTGAGTACGGAGGACACTGGTCCATTGTATGGGACCATAGTACTCACACCTTCAATAACGGATACTGAGCCTCTACCCTCTTTCTGAGCGGCTTCTGAGGCCATACCACGGAGTTTTTTAAATCTCTCCCCATCGATATTAATAATAGATCCTGGCGTTTCTTCTGTGCCAGCCAATGCAGATCCAAGCATGACTACATCTGCTCCTGCGGCAAAAGCCTTTACAGCATCACCAGAAGTTTTAATTCCACCATCAGCAATAATGGATGGACCGTATCCTCTTTCCACTCTTTCACGAATATCCATAATCGATGCAAGAGTGGGCATACCATGACCACTAACAAGTCTGGTAGTGCAAAGACCGCCACCACCAATACCAACACGAACAGAGTCTACGCCAGCATCTGCAAGCGACATGTATCCATGATATGTAGATATGTTTCCAGCCATGATATGAACATCTGGGAAGTGATCCTTTAGTTGCCTGACTGCGTTAATCGCATACTGACCGTGACCATTTGCAGTATCCACTAGGAGTATCCGAACGCCAGCATCAACTAGTTTCTGAGCATGATCCATAAAACCATTATTAGATGCAATAGCAACGCCAAAAACAATATTGTTTTCTACAAGAGTTTTTGCTTGCCAAAGTTGCTTATCATATGACATATACCTATGAAGAATTCCTAGGCCACCAGCAGCAGCCATAGACATACACATATCTCTTCCACAGATAGTATCCATGGGAGCAGCAATAATAGGAAGTGACAGTGGAATTAATACAGAGTCACAGCCGATGGTAGCGGACATATCTACCGCGCTTCTTGACATGATATCTGAGTCTTGTGGAACCAATAATATATCATCGAAACACAAGATGTTTCTTTTATACTCTTTCAAAGACTAGCCTTTCTGTTTACTATAAATGCAATCTTCTAGGCGGTAGATAAAATGGATAGCCTAGTTTTTTATTATTATGCCTCATGACAAGCGTAGTTGTCAAGTATGTTATTGGGAAAGGAACAATCACCAAAGAGAGGTATAAAAGAAACCTATATCTCGTCTTCATCAAATTCCAGAGCCAGATCTACTAGTGAGTTACCTATGTAATCAATTAGTTTCTCTACCTGAAAAATTATGTAATCTATCATAGAGACAATCATAACATAGTTCACCATCCCATGGTGGACCATCTGAAAAGCATGAGCACTTTTTATTATTATCTTCTACAGTATCAATATTCATAACTAATTTGTTTTTCGTGAAAGGTGATCGTACTTTTCTACCGCCGCGATAGCAGCCTTAGCAAGATCGTACCAAGTTCTTGCCTCTTTCTTGTAATTATTCATCAAGACATTGGCAACATACTCTACCTTATCGACAGGATCTTGTAGATAAATCTTAGCCTCTTCGTGAATCATAGTTTCCCCTTAAGTTCTTGAATTAGACCTGAAATAACAAAGCAGTCCTCATGTCTAAATGAGTTACAGTCATCATTAATAGATCCTTCACATAGTCTACCACGGAGATTTTGAATCAGAGACTGATAGACCTGTCTTTCTATGGACGATGCATCTAGTTGCTCACTACATTGCCAGCATTTAATATTCATATTTCTTATCCAGGTATTCTTTATAAGAATTGATGGCTACTTCTGCGTCCATAAGAGCAATCTCTGTCCAGTTCCTTCCGTCCTCTGAGTCTAACCATTCCTGATTGACATGATTCTTAGGAAACCAAGCCTTCATTAAGGAACCAGCAACATAATTCACAATACTTTCTGGAATAGCCATTAAATTTCCTTAACCCCACGTAGTTCTTTATTAGACTTCAGGAGAGCAGAGTTAGCAAGAGTATTAGAGACAATCTCAAGGACACAGGATACATTAATATAAAGATCTTCTGGGTGCCATTTATGATTATTCTTATCTCCATAGGTATCGTTAAATGCTACCCGCAAAATATCAAAGAAGTCGTCTGCTGTCATATAATATGCCAGCCAGGGCTGGCTATCAGTTTGCGCTGTCACTTTAATATTATCCTTTTCACTAGATGTTTGATTATTTATCTTGAGTGATGGAGTCTTTGTAGATCTAACTAGTGTCAGTTCATTTACAGCAATCCATCCAGAATTATATCCAAGCCAGAGATTGTCAAACTTGACAAGATATTCTCTTGGAAATCTCTTAAATTCTTTTGCATGAACATCTCTTCCAGGGGCATGATCGACTACCATGCCACGATGAGTAGTCTTTCTAACAGTATCATAAAAATCTACAATATCGCCAACAACAAATTTCATAGTTCCTCATTCCACATAAGTTTATGCGTAGGCCAATGATAGGTACATTTATCACAGCATACATAATCTTTATAAACTTCATATTCAAGCCTGTATTGTGGATACAACTCTGGGGCTTTTTCATACAGCCGACCGCGATGAGTAGTAACCACGCTATTAACAGTATACTCGTCATGCATCCATTTTGGAAGAGAATATGGCTGCATGTTTTGCTTCATCATACGATCAATCTCTGCCCAATTCTTCTGCCAACTGTAGCCACGACTATGCATTTCGTATCGAATAGCAGCAAGATAAATATATAGTGCCGCATGGTGGCCTCTAAACATACGAACGGCAGGGTGGTTGGTCCACGCCTTAGACTTATTTTCACCAACGAGAATAGTCATAATCTGCCGACCCTCTAACAGTTGTTTGACTAGACGCTTTTGGTCTAGACTGGCGGCAGAGTCCCAGAAACTACGCTCTGGAAGAAATACCTGCATTACAGATCCTTAAACTTTTGCTCAAAGTAGTCGTCAATTGCGTCCATGTCATCCTCCAATACGGTTACGTCCATGTTATCTAGTGTATAGAACCAGACGGCGGTGTTCAAGTATTCTTTGCGAACTTTTCCTAGGCATTTCTTATTCCCCACCTCGTCTGAGTAATTAATATAATAATTATCATTGTAGGGAATTAAAGTAATTAAACTCATGACTTATCTAATATAGTTTCTCTTAATACTTTTATCTCTTCAATTAGTGTCATGGTTGCGTAGAAGCCTGCGTAATCCATCATTCCAATAGACGCAAAATGCAGGGCCTTCTCCTCGTTTGTCTGATTAATAATCATTTATCTTCCCATCCAGGAACTACGGTAGTAGGGATACCTTCTTCCATCCAAAGTTTAATAATACTAGGATTGTCATCCCATGCATGAATAATATTGTAAGCCTTACGAATGGTGTAAAGCATGTCCTTCTTGACTTCGTAATCTTTCCTATTGTCATCATTCCCACGCATCATTAGCATGTCACTAGGAACATTATTCATAGCCAGCCACCAGGCTGTATGATGCCTCCACATATGCTTACGAGCAGTAACAACTAGCACATCATGCCCCATGACCTTAGCCACCTGAGCGGCATTAACTACATGTTTATGGGGTGGTACGCTAACAGATGCAGCATGAAATCTATGAAAGTGCTTTACAACTGTACGTTTAGTTTCATCAAACTTGGTAAGATGGTGCCTGATGGACGACACATCTGCAAGCGTGCCGTCCATATCAAATATGACTGCTGTCTTCACAGCATCTCCTCATAGTCTGGATGGTCAATTGGTGTTGGAACGGTAATAAGTGTACCGCACATAGCACACTCCCCGTCAAGCAAATACTGGCTAATGTTATATTCTTCATCGAACGTGACGCATATCTTTAAAAGCCAACTACCACACGATGGGCATTCTGGCGTAGGCAAGCCTCGCACATCCAGCATTCGTCACTTCTTTCTAATAGAAATTGTACGTCCCTTGGTATTGCTAGGAGTGCTTTCTTCATCATCCCATAGCCATTCCCAAGGATTGATTTCATTTCCATTGGCCCAATCAAACATAGGAATCCAGGCTTTCATCATACCTCCAGATTAACGTGATCTTTTGTTCTGGACTTGTCTTTTTTGCTTCATTAGACGCTCAACTTCATCGTCTAACTCTTCTTCTTCATCATAATCGTAGTTATAGTTCATATCTTTAGCCACTCTGGATGATCCAGAGTCCATTGTACCGTTCTTTCTAGTGATTGTTCAAGGGAAAGCGGTGCCTTCCATCCTGTATTAGCAATTTTACCACCGTCCAGGGCGTAACGCAAGTCATGTCCTGGCCTAGATGAGTGAAAATCTATAAGTTCATAGTTAAGAGTCTTCCCCGCATAAGAGGCTACCATCTGAGCCATCTCTAAATTATCCACCTCTCGCTCGCCCACTACGTGTAATTTCTGAGGGGCCATAGACTCGCCATAGGCTGGTGTAGGCTGGTTCAGGGCATGGAGCAGGGCATCTGCCTGGTTCCTGGCATGTAGGTAGAATCTGCTACCAATCTCTCCTGTTGGAGCAGCATGAATAGTTACAGTTTCTCCAGAAATAACCTTTTTCATAACCATCGGAATGAACTTTTCAGGGTCCTGCATCTCACCAATGATGTTCATGGTGTTGGTGATAATTAGTGGGACGCCATATGTCCTCCAGTATGAATAAGCAATTGACTCTTGAGCCGCCTTTGATGCTGAATAAGGATTGCTTGGGAAATATTGATCCATCCATTCACGATGGGCATGACCAACAGGGGCGGGGCCATAGACTTCATCTGTAGATACATGAAGAAACTTCTCAATATCTGAAAAACGTGCCCACTCTAGCATGTTGCAAACCAATGATACATTATTCTCAATAAATGGAACAGGCTCATCAATAGAACGATCAACGTGCGATTCACTAGCAACGTTGAGAACATAATCAATCTTACCAATCTCATGTGAGAGGACTGGTGATATTGGAGCGGTGAGGTCATGCTTAATTATCTTGGTTCTCTTAAAGTCATCGTCATATCCTGATACTGCAATTCGGATACGATCTGTAATACCACGGTGTCTAAAAGATACCAAGCACACAACATTCCAGTCGGTATTAGCAAGAATGTGACGCAATACATGGCTGCCAACAAATCCACTGGCTCCTGTTAATAATACGGTCTTCATTATAGTTTGTGTACTCCAATAACTATGCTGTCGTCGGTGACTCCAGGCTTTGTATCTATTATCTCAAACTCTACATCGTTATTCAAGGATAAATAAATTTCCCATTCTTCAACAGTCTGCTCCCATGAAGGAGAACGTTTTGATACATCCTCAATCATATATAGACCACCGCTCTTCAAGGATTTCAATAAATATTCAAATGAGAAGGCGGCGTCTGAAAAGACATGTGATCCATCATCTAGAATAACGTCAAACTTTACATACTCGCTGTCCTGGCGGAAGCGAGATAGATCTATAATTGATGATTGATTTGCAACATATGTAGAAATTCTTGGGTTGTCATTAATCATCTTGCCTGCATCAATGTCTAGTCCATAGATTTTTGCATTGCTAAATATATCTGCCCAGGCATGAAGAGAACTAAATTCTGGTGTCCTGTTTGCAATTCCTATTTCTAAAAAGTTTATGTCGCTGTCGATACTAATATTATATTTGTTAAATAAATAGATATAGGCATTAACGTAAGAGTGGTCTGACTCTTTATCGGAGCCAGCCTGATTAAAACTATTTGCCATTCTTTCATATAAACTATTGTCTAGTATTGAATCTAGAGTTTTCATAAATATCCTAACCTAACCTTTTCTTTATAAGTTGAAGCCCATTCCTGAGTGCCATTATAGTAGTCTTCTTCATCTTTAGTCAAGGGTTGATCACTCCACCACCCCATATGCTGACAGGTGAATCTTCCACCAACTCTAATAGAAGATGTACTAGGGAGACCATTTCTAGATGACTTTAATTCTTCTATGTATTTAGACTTCTTATAAAGACAAAATGTTGTGTCTATGGGGGCTAGATAGACTGGATCTTTCTCTTCATACGTTTTAATTTCATTGGTCCAGTATGCTCCTTCCCAAATACTAACTTGGTGAGCGTTAAAGAACTTTTCTTTAGTCTCTACTATATCAATTGCAAATCCAGCCTTAGATACTCCATAAGTATCTATAATTCTTTTCATCTTCTTGATAAAGTTTTTAGGAAGGCCAGTGTTAAATATTAAATCTGGATCAGTAATAATAAAGTACTCTGGAAGAATTGATAGGAATTCTGGACGCTCTCCAAATATTCTTGGCCCTAGATTTTTGTTGAATCTAACCACCCTCTCAGTCTTAGATATTTCATCTAAATACTTTATCATTTCTGGGTAGGTGGAATCATTATCACATATGATAAAGTTATTTAATCCGTATGACTTTAACTGGTCTACCATAAATTTAGCATAAGATACTAGATTGAATGTAGGAATAATGATTGGTACTTCATCATTAGGAATTGTTTGTAATTGATCATATAGTTTAGCGGCCTCAGATATCATCTGTTTTCTCCTAAAACTTCTGGAATATGAACATACCCGTAGCGGCCTACCAATTCTTGAAAAATAAATCCGTCTGCTGAGTGATCGTAACGATACCACCATCCTACTGACTCCCATGCTTTACGACTAATAACACACTGTAACATATCAACTTTACCCATAACTGGGGGCACTCCAGAAAAATATTCTACATTAAACTTCTCATGCTTACAAGCAAAAACTAAACAGTCTGCATTAGTTTCCCTTAACTTCTTGTCTATTTTAGATAAAGCATCTGGATAAAGAATATTATCAATATTGAAATTAATTATGTATTCTCCATTAGACTCACGCATACCAAGATCGCGTGAATGGTGTCCCCATCCATATCCAGCATAGAACTCATCTGTTCCATATATTCCGTAATGCTTATCTGTTTCAAGATATCGGTACTCATCAATAACTTCTGAGTATTCGTCACTTGATGTTGTCTTTGGGCCGTCATGAACTATGATCAATTCAAAGTCCTTGAATGTTTGATTTTGCAGTGACTTAAGGCCCTCAAACATTCTATCTCTTGGGACATACGGTTCGTGATCAGTTGCTACTATTGAAAATCTTGTCATCTATTTTTCTCTTCTCGTTTGCTATCCATTCGTGGAGGTTTACTCTGGGCTTCCAACCAAACTTATTGCTAAACTTCTTTGTATCTGCCAAGGTTTCTTTTGCCTCGCCAGCACGACGTTCTAGAAACACGTAGTTACTAGATATCATCTTTGCTATCTCCAAGACAGAGACATTATATCCATTTGATACATTATATACCTTGCCATAATCGAAACCATCAAGTTGCTGCGCCTCCGCTGCCATAATATTGGCTGATACAACATCTAAAACATGTACAAAATCTCTTCTTTGCAGGCCATCGCCAACAATTGTCAATGGCTCTCCCTGCTCGTATTGCTTTAGGAACACGCCAATAACTGGGGCGTATTGACCGCCAGATGGAGACCTTTCACCATACACATTGAAGTATCTGAAGATAATAGTTTTTAGTCCATAAAGTTCGGTGTATAGTTTGCAAATCTTTTCTCCTGCTACTTTGGATACCGAATATGGATTAAGGCAGTCGTCTGGCTGAAGTTCCGTATTAGGAGTTGGATTATTGCCGTATCCAGATGAGGTAGAAGAGTACAAGAATCGTTTGACGCCAGCCTCCCTAGAGCATTGCAAAACTACAGTCGTGCCAACAACATTTCTATTCACAGCATTTATTGGATTAATAATAGAAGTCTGTAGTCTAGACTCTGCCGCTAAGTGAAATACATAGTCTACGCCATCAAATAGGGGTCTAACAGAATCATAGTCGCAGATGTTAATCTTATGATTACTGGCCCGATCATTCCAATAGAATTTTTCATTTAGTTCTGCGCTTTCATCATCTATAGCCACTACTTCATGGCCTAGCCTGATAAGTTCATCCACAAGATTGGAGCCAATAAATCCAGCGGCACCAGTAACAAGACTTTTCTTTTTCACCTTATCTCACAATCTATACTTTAAAGAAATCATAGTTCACATCTTGTTGCTCAACATCTGAAAATCCATTAGACTGGAAAGCGAGATGTGGCATAGTAATATAGCAATTGAAATCTGACTGTAGAATTGCATATGCAACATCTATTTGGTACGGTATATTATGTATTCTATCTATGGCAGTATTAAAAAATGTATCTTTCATTAAGATAGCATGAGAAGAATACCCACCAGTTATTTTATAAACACCTTCAGCGACTATCTTTCTTTCCCCACTATGAGGATTTGCACATAGATAAATCATGTCCCAGTTATCTGGGATGTTTTTTGACACTTCATCAAATTTATTATTGAAATCTTCATGGAAAATAATATCATCTTCTGCAATAAAGATCTTTTCATAGCCAGCATTCTTAGCCTTAGTTAATATCTTTAGATGGGATAGCCTGCACCCATAAGCACCAGGCTTTAATCCATAATATTGTGGGTAATCATTACCATCAATTGCGGAGATTCTCTGTGCTTTAATATTTATTTTTTCAAATTCTTGCTGTGCAGTTGTCCATCTATCTTTTCTTCTATCTAAATTGATACAATATGCTTTATCAAAATAATCAGAAAAACTCATACGAGAATCCAATCTGGTAATATTAGGTCATCTATGTTGTGATCGCTATGTGCTGGGCCAAACCATTCTCTTGGCGCAACAATTTTTTTATCTGAATTTTTGTTCAGATACGCAGCCCACCAACTAAATGTACTATTTGCTAGTATAGATGATTTACATCTGGATATCAAATAAAAATCTTCCTGGTAGGTCCCCGACTGAAAAATAAATCTATCTCCATTAAAAATATCTTGCCGTTTACACCATTCTATATCATCTGAAAATACCATTATCTTTTCATCTGCAAAATATTTTAATGCATTTTTATAATATCTAGGGAATATGTTTTTTAAATTATCTTCTATTCCAATGTAGTCGGTCCTTCTGACATGTAAAGAAACATAGTCCAGTGGGCCGTCTAAAATATCTATCGAACTCTTAAAAGTAAAGTCACTAAGTATTTGATCTTTAATGTGATCAAAATATTTCCATGACTGAAAGTATCCATCTAGATCTGTATCATCTTCTACTGAATTAAATAACGACTCATCAAAATTCATAGATTTTTCAATATAAATTTTTGATGGATTAATAATTTCAATATTATTCTTAACAATAGATGAAAGTTTAAATAAACTAAAAATATTACTTCGTAACTGATACTTAGATCCAAATTGTTGTGGAGGAGGAATCTTCCACTCAAGTCCGTTCTTATCTGCTACGCCACGCAAACAAGCATATTGAAACATTTGATTCCCCAAATGTCCATTATTTCCAATTTTTGTATTATAGATTGCCACGCCTGTTCCTTAAAAATTCTTTATATCTGTTTAAGATATACCTGTCTTCAAAAAGATGTGTAGTATGTTGATCGGGTCGGCGTAACTTTCCATCTTTTGTGGAGTTGCACTCCCATTCATTTTTTAATTCAGCCTGATCTGAAAGAAGAAGATTGCCAAGTCTTTGGCATTCCCATCCATGTTTCTTACTATATTCTTGTTGAATAAGCCGCACACCATGTTCTGCCTTCCTAATCAAATGATCGTAGGATCGTACTGGAACCTGATAACATTTAAAATTTTCGGAAACCTCATTTGTATTAAAAATAATTTTATTTAAATCTTTGTATTTGAAATAATGTGCCCCTGGCCCTACATGGGTGTATGGAGATACCTTTAGGATAAATTTACTAGGCCACCGATATTCTACTGTAGATCGAACACCATTGATGATATCTTTTTCTTCTGTAGTATATTCAACTACTTTCCAAATAATATTTTTATAAACATTATTTAAATTATATGATTTATTTTGAACAAAGTTTTCTATTTCTACTTCAATGTAATCAGAGTTTATGTTGTTTATATCTACTGCAAGACCGTTGTCAGATTTCCAAATCTCATCTGCATCAAAGAACACCGCCCATGAAAATCCCATACCAAGAGCCATATCATAGAGTTCATTCATAATCTGCTCCTGATGAAATGGTCCATCATTAGATATTACAGTAACTCTTTTATCCCCAGTAGATATTTTATTCAACAACTCTAAAGTTCCATCTGTAGATCCATTGTCACATATTATTATTCCATCTAATCCTTGGTTTAAGTGATGCCAAAGACAAAACTCTATTATATCTACTTCATTTCTTACTATAGAAATGCCACAAATCATTTATATTCCGTTACTTTTTCTATTATGTATTCTACCTCAGATTCCGACAGCCACCAGCCGACAGGAATGTTTATCTGATTCTTTGAAAAACTGTCAAGCCCTGGCAGTTCTTTCTCATAGAATTGTTTAGTGATATCGAACTGGTCATTTCTAAAATGAACATCGCTTGATTCGATACCGTTTGACTTTAGGTACCTAGCAAACTCTTCCTTATCCCGATCTTCATTCATAATCATGGAGAAGATCCAGTATGAGCAGTTGTCATCGAACGGTAGTACGGACGCAAAAGAAAGATCCTTAAAGGCATCACAATATTTTTTTGCATTTTTTCTGTGAGCAACAACAGACGCTTTTGCTGAATCTAAATTTGCCAAGCCTATGGCGGCAGCAATGTCGTTCATGTGATATTTGTATCCAGCATACTGAATATTTTGGTTTATTCTAAAACTTTCATTCTTAGTTCTGTCTAGACCAAACCATCTCTTTAATCTTGCCTCATGTTGTTTTTCTTCTGGACACAACAGGATACCACCATCTCCAGTGGTAAGAAACTTTATTGCCTGAAAACTATATATTGTATAGTCCCCACGCTCAACTTTATCTGCGAAAAAAGTGTCCCAACAATGAGCAGCATCTTCTATAACTGGTACTCCAAATGATTTTAGAACAGCATAGTCTGCTATCTTTCCTGCCCAATTAACTGCAACTATAGCCTTGGTTTTATCTGTGATTAAATCACGAACGGATGCTGGATCAATAAGTCCACTCTTTGGGTCAATATCTGCCCATCGAATGATAGCCTTCTTATGTAGCAGACCCACCTGAGTAGCGAAACATGTTTGTGGAGTAGAGATAACTTCATCTCCTGGTTGGATATCACATAGATCCATAGCAAGACTTAGGGCACTTGTAGCAGAGTTTACAGTGATTGGACGGCACTTAGAACCTAGTTCTGCCTGTAGCCTATCCTCAAACTCTTCAACCCGTGGCCCCTGCGTAATGAATCCAGAATTTATTGTTGGAGCAATTCTATCCATTACGTCGTCAGACATTTTTACTTTAAAAAGTGATATCATTCAAGTCTCCTCTTATCGGGATTATTATATCATCGCCCTCGCCCATCTGTTCAAGATTTCCTAGGTTGTGATTAAAAATTGCTGAATACTGATCTGATATATCTGTGATTGCATATCCTTCTGTTGTAAAAGTCTCTAGAAACATAAGTTGATTTGTTTCTGCCATTTCATAAGACGTTGATCCATATAAAAGAAAAATATTGTCCTTATTTTTCAATATATGTTTTGCTGCCGCCCCATTTAAAAGTCCATTTGAAATTGAAGCATGAATCTTTGGTGCCAAATCTATAGACAATCCTATTCTTTGTGTAAGATTTTGTATGTCTGCATCTGTAGGAGGAGTTGTACGAACGGCGACGTATGCAATATTTTCTTTCATTCTATCTAAAAACGCATCAATAAAATTAGTACTCTTTGGTATGTAATCATCCTCTATCAAAAAGTAATAGTCGTGACCGCCAGCAATCAAGTCCTTTTTGATAATGTCATTCCACGCTCCATAAGAAAAGTCAATATTTTCTCTGAACATTACAGTGATTTTTTTATTTATATTGTATGAATTAACGATATCTATAATTTTTTCTACATCAGTGCTTTCACTTTTATTAATAACAAAGTAAACAGTATTTATTTTTTTTGGCCTTTTCTTAACAAACTGTAGATGTTTTTCTAAGAAATAGTATTGATCGTAGTAAATTCCAGAAACTCTATTGAACCTTCTTTCTTCAAAGAAGAAGCATACGCAATATGCTATTTTCATTATTTTCTTAACTCCATAAAGAAAACAAAATCATTGTTATCCTTTATTTTAAATCCAAGATTTTTATATGTTTTGATTGCTCTATTATTAGTTTTTAGAACCTCAAGTTTTGGATTTTTATTCATCTCTTTGCTTTTATCTATAAGCATCTGGAATAATTTTTTACCGTGCCCAAGTCCGCGAGCGGACTCAATTAGTCCACCAGTTAAAATAGCATCATTCCCATCAATTTTAATTATTGCATATCCTATTGGCTCTATGCCTTCATATAAAATAAAAGGAATAATTGTCTCTGGCTTGTTTAAAAACCATTCTTCTTGTTCTTTTTGACTAATAGGATTTTGATTATTAGTCATGAATAGGCGGCAGTCATTTCTAATTATTCTCATAACTTCTATTGTATTGTTCGTAGTTTCTAATAAGTTTAATTCTGGAGAGTCGAAACCCTTAACATGTTTATCTTTACAATACTTGATTTCTTTTGCCATCATTTTATTGTATGAAACTAGATCACTGGTCAACTGAGACTGAACGCTATTCTCATCAGTAGAGGTCACCAGGATAATGTCTTCAACAATAACTGGTGGACCAAAATGTTTGTAGTAATTATAATATAATTCAGTATCCACAAGCATTCTTATTTTTGTATCAAAACCAAGTTCTCTTTCCTTCTTATAGGCGAATACTGATGGAGAGCCTATTGTATTGTCACCCATTAGTAATTTTTTCCCAGTATGAAAACTTGGAACATGTGGTCTATAAAACTGCAACCTTTGCTCATCGTAATGTATCGTTCCTGCTGCAAGCCATGAGCGATCTGATTGTGTTAGGCCATAATATATTTTTTCAAGAGCATCATCTTTATAAAAGAAGTCATCCATAAAAATTATCTTAACTATTTCAGCATCAGTTCCCGCCATAACGTTATTAAAGTTTTGAGCGGCAGAGGAGCGTTCTCTATTCTTCATGTACTTTATATCAAACTTGCTATCAAACTTTTTGCAGACATTTAAAATTGTATCGTCCCCACTTTGATCAGATACGCAGACAACTATGTCCTTAAAGGTTTGTGACTCAATCGTGCTAAGAAGCCTATTCATTAAATATTCTGATCTATCATTATATGAATGAGTTGGAATGGCTACGCCAATTTTATTTTCCATAGAACTCTCTTTCAATTATTTTATAGATATTATCAAATACGTCAAAATATTTTTGAGACTCAACAAAGTTATTTTCTACAATACCTAAGGATTTATCATAGTCTTCAGGGGTTAGGGCACAGATAATGTTTATTAATTCTGGCAATGAATTAAATTTTATGATTCCACCAGGGTCAAAGAAGTCCTCTATATTAGGGCATCCATAATAAATTGGTATAGTTTTACTAGCAAAGCAATCTATAATCTTTTCAGTAAAATAGTTATTAGAGTTATCATTTTCTATGATAATAGAAAATTTAGAGTTATCTAATATTTCATCTTTTTTTTCTATTCTTGGTGGAGTCATCTTACATATGATATCGAATTCATTTATAGATGTATGCTCAACAAGGGCATCGAAAACTTCATATCTAAATCTATGGTTAGGAGTCATTAATTTACTTGACGTAAGAAAAGAAATAATATTTTCCTTTTCTCTTTCCTTGTATGGATCTACCCACACCGTTCCAAATGGCATAAACCTAAAGTTTGGTAATTTTGATAGATCATCTCTGTATGACAAAACTAGATCAAATTCTTGTAGCGCTGTCAAATTGATATGTGAGATAGGAACAATTGGTGTAGGTTCGAATATAACTGCAACATTATATCTAGCCAGTGGATTTTTAATGTGATGATTATAGGTTATGTTAATAATATCTGGATAGTTTCTAGCGGTATACCCAATTCCATCTGCATTAGTATGCTGAACTTGAAACATTATCCATCAACCAATCTAAGGATAGAAGTTAACACATCAAAATTCTTTTGATTAACAAAATGATTATTGCCGATATAAAGTCCAGTATTAAGTTTATGAACATTATAATGGTCCTGACCGCTTGCCATTTTTTCAGAAGATAAAAATGGTTGTCTCAGTAGGTCTCCGCTTACAACTGGCCTGTACTCAATTCCGTTTTCTTGGAAAAGTATTTTTAGACTATCGAAAACTGTTTTATTTTTTGCAATAAATGGAAATGCAAAACTACTATTACCAGTTGAATACTCAGGAACGTAGAACTGATCACTATAGTTTAGTATTATCTTGTAATACTTTTCAAAATTAATTCTTCTAGTGTCAATCATCTTGTCTAGTCTATTGAGTTGAGAGATTCCTAGAACTGCTGGAATCTCATGATTTCTAAAGTTGTACCCATCAGTAATAAAAAGAAATGACTTCTCCATGTAGTCATATTTATCTGACCAGTAATCAAAGTTTATAGACTCTCTAGCCAGGCCATGACTTCTTTTCATCTTCATGAGATCATACAAGTCGGTATCGTTAGTTGATACCATGCCTCCCTCAATAGTGGTCATATGGTGCCCAAAATAAAAACTAAATGTGGCACCTAAACTGTTAGATCCCACCTTAGACTGATTATCAAACTTGCATCCATGAGATTCACACACATCATCGATAATAAGAGCATCTGGAAATATTTCTTGGTACTTATTATTGTTCGCTGGGAAGCCAAGTAGGTGAGTAACAAATATTAATTTAATGTCTGGATGAAGTGACTTAATTCTTTTTAAATCATCAGTATCAAAAGAATAATTTTTCAAATTAATGTCTGCAAAGATAGGTTGTAGACCAAGTTGAATTATTGGAGCAACATTAGTCATCCATGTACATGCTGGCAGGAGAACCTTATCTCCATTTTTCAATCCATACTTTTCCTTTATGGCTGCTACCAACAAGAAATTTGCAGTAGACCCAGACGATACGAATAAAGAATGTTTTGATCCCAGCCAATTACTCCACTTGTTTTCAAATTCTCGTACCTTTTCTCCACTAGTAAAGTTATTAGAAGAAATAATAAACTTAAGAATTCGCATCTTGTCTGACATAGATACAGTATCTTGCATCAGAGGCCAGTTACGTTTGTGACTCATACCACTCCACCGTTCTTTTCAATCCTTCATCTAATGATATCGTAGGTTGCCAGCCTAAATTAAGTATTTTAGAAATATTTAACTTTCTTCTTGGGGCACCATTTGGCTTAGTGGTATCCCATAATATTTCTCCTTTATACCCTACAGTTTGTACAATTTTATCTGCAATGTCTTTTATAGACCACTCATCACCAGAACCAATATTGATATGATCTGGACTATCATATTCATTCATAAGTTTTATACATGCTTCAGCAAGGTCATCGACATACAAAAATTCTCTGGTGGGAGATCCATCACCAAACAGCGTTACTGCATCGGCATTTGAATTTTTGGCATCAATAAATTTTCTAATCATGCCAGGGATTACATGGCTATTTACTGGATCAAAATTGTCATTTATTCCATAAAGATTGGCTGGCATAATTGATATGGAATTGAATCCATATTGCTCGCTATACATTCTTGCCATCTTTAATCCTACTATTTTTGATAGGGCATATGCTTCATTAGTCGGCTCCAAGGGCCCAGTCATTAGATGTTCTTCTAGAATAGGCTGAGGGCATTCTCTTGGATATACACACACAGATCCCATAAACATAAACTTTTTAGTATTATTTCTATAAGCAGCATCAATGACATTATTTTGTATTTGCAAGTTATCGTACAGTAACGATCCTTGATTTTGCTGATTAAATACTATACCTCCTACTTTAGCAGCAGAAAGAAAAACATAGTCTGGTCGGACGGTCTGAAAAAAGTCATCAACGTCTTTTTTATTTCTAAGATCTAAAATAGAACTAGAAAGATATACCAAATTGGTATATCCAAGAGAATTTAGTTTCCTTAAAAGAGATGACCCTACTAATCCCCTATGTCCAGCAATATAAATTTTAGCGTCATATTCCATTGATGCACATATCTTCCACTAGATCTTGAAACGAACGCTTGGGAATCCAGCCAAGTTTTTGTCTCGCTTTTGTTGAGTCGCCAAGTAGTGACTCTACCTCAGACAGCCTATAGTACTTTGGATTGATCTTAATTATCTCTTTGCCACTCACAGTATCTATACCAACTTCATTATCGCCAGTTCCAGTCCACTCTATTTTCATATTAAAGTATGGAGCGGAGGCATTGATAAAATCTCTGACAGAATATTGTTTCCCTGTAGCAATTACATAATCATCTGGACTATCTTGTTGTAGCATTAGCCACATAGCCTCAACGAAATCTTTGGCATGGCCCCAGTCTCTTAAGGCATTAAGGTTTCCTAATTCTATTGCCCGATTCGAACCATTCTTAATATCATTTAACCCAAGAACAATTTTCTTTGTTACAAATGTTTCTCCCCGTCGCGGAGACTCATGATTAAATAGAATTCCATTACAGCCATATATGTTATACGCTTCACGATAGTTAACTGTTATCCAATGAGAGTATAATTTAGCAACACCATATGGTGATCTTGGATAAAAAGGAGTAGTCTCTTTTTGTGGCACTTCCTGCACCATTCCAAACATTTCAGATGTGCCAGCCTGATAAAATCTAATATCATTATTAGTTTGTCTTATAGCCTCTAATACTCTTAGAGTTCCAATGGCATCAGCATTGGCGGTATACTCTGGTGTCTCAAAAGAAACCTGAACATGTGACTGTGCCCCTAGATTATATACTTCATCTGGACGTATTTCATTAATCAATGAAATGATATTGCTTGTATCAGTAAGATCACCGAATCTTAAATGAAATTTTGGATGATCAAAAATGTGGTCTACTCTATTGGTATTAATTAAAGAAGACCTACGCTTAATTCCATAGACTTCATATCCCTTATCTAATAGAAATTCTGCTAAATAAGATCCATCCTGTCCAGTGATTCCAGTAATTAGTGCTGATCTACTCAAGAAACTTTACCTTCCATTATACAATCAAGACAGTAGTGCTTAGACTTGCCCTTGCCATATTTGGAAAGGAGGTGATACCACTCACTTAATTCTGCAATAAGATTTGTGCATTCAAAATTAGAACAGTAGTATTCCTGTGGCTGTTTTTTATCCACAGTACTCTTTATTTTAAAGATCCGTTTCAGATTCATACTCTATTCCTAATTCTCTTACATCAATAAGGTCATCATTATCAAATAATTCTTCTATCGACAGACCATCGTTTTCATATTGTACTAAAGAATATTGATAGAATGCATTAGTCACTCTACCCCAACATTTCTCTGGAATAATCCAAACTAGGTCCATTATACGCTCCTTGGTGGGTCTCCTTTTGATCCTTCAAAAAAGCACTTATACCCAAAGTTTTGCACTACTTTTCGCATTTCATGTAAATGCATCATAACACCATATTGTTTCTCATTTGATAAAGACATGACCTGATTCTCGTACACTCTCAAGCCGACGTAATTTGGATTTTCTACAATATCTATAACAACTCCTGGATACGGAGCCTTCATTTCCTTCAGCATATTAATACATAGTTTATTAATCATTACTGATCCTTGACGATATTGATTCCCAAATATCTGTAGATTTATGTGCATTTCTTACATTGTCTACTTTACCATCTATGAGGAATATTCCTCCCCATACCCCCCAAGATTCTGTAGAAACACCATACTCAAAACATTCTTTAATAACTGGGCAGGCTAAACACATTCTATCTATTTCAATTGATACGTCAATATCGTTTTCATAATTATCAAAATAATTTTCAGTATCTACTCCAGCGCACAGTGCATCACTTAGCCATAACATATTTAGAAGGAACCTTCCATGTACCAGATTCGGACACTGGCACTGTGCGAACTACCAGACCCCATGATCCATTTCTAAATGAACCATTCTTCTTAAAGAATGCATCATCATTCTTTTTCCACTCTACAATAGTCCAACCATTCCAGTAAAGACTATTATTACTATCAACTACCTTATGTGCTGTATCGTAGTCAATCTCAACTAGGTTACTCACAATATTACCCTTCAGAAGTATAAATAATTTTCTTAATACCTGACTTATTAATTTCTTTGTAGCATAGTGGGCATGGCCTACTATTTCTTTGTTGCCCTTTTCTGTTCACTCTTGCTACATAAATAGTAGCACCCCTTACATCGCCAGCCTTCTTAATGGCATCCATCTCCGCATGAACAGAACAATGTGTCTTGATATGTTCAGATGATACCCTAGTGGGATGGTTTCTCTTCTTGTTAACTCCAGTAGCAAGGACGCGACCACCCTTTACGATCACCGCTCCATGCTTCATCCTGCAAAAAGATTGCTCTGCAAGATATGATGCTACTGACAGATATGCTTGGTCGCGCTTAGATATTGCGACCTGCTCCTTTGATAGCCACTTTGTCTCCTATACCTTATAGACTCTAACGTCAATGTCTTTTACCGTGGCAACAGAAGCCAGTGGATCAGTATTCTCTACTGGTTCCTTTCTGCCACTAAGCAATAGTACCATGTTGAAGTCGTATTCGTCAAACTTTTCTACCGCATCTCGTCTAGGAATAATAAAATAACGAGCCTTAATTCCCTTTTGTTTTAGGTATCTTTCGGAACGATTAACAAATTCCGCCGCGTACTGATTAACTTTATATCCACCAGTTGAATAAAGATTAATTCTATTATCATCTGGATTTAGACATTCATCGATAGCAACTACGACGGCACGCATAAACGTGGGGTAGTCTTGAAACTTATCAGTCCCATTAATAACAATATTCATTATTCTCCCTAAAATGTTTGTTTATATATTATAAACAAGTCAAGGTTCTATTGTCAATAAGTTATTTAGATTCTAGGTGCTGAATTCTAGCGCTGAGTTCATCTATTTTATCCAGTGCCTCTTTTAGTGCGCCAACAATATAAAAAGTAAATGGTTGTTCGGTAAGTCCTTGAGCAATTATGTTTCCATCTTTATCAACTTCATCCTTTTGTCCAGTTACAGCCTCGGGAATAATTTCCTGAACCTCATCTGCAATAAAACCTTTAAACTTCCCAATACCCATTTTTTTATCTTTCCATTCAAACTGTACTGGTCTTAAAGATTTTATTGTATTTATGTAATCTACATCTGCATCAATAATATTTTCTTTAAGTCTATAGTCTGATGCACTTTGAAGTGTAGGTGCTCCAACAGCAGATGAAACCTGAATATAACCAAGTGGAGTTCCAGCCCTTTCAAAAGAAACTGCTCTCCATGTAACCGTATAATCATTGTTAGATCCAACAATTAGTGCTGGATTTGTCTGGCTCACAACTGATCTTGTTAATTCTGCTGTGGGTCCGCTGGCGGATATCGCTTTTATTGAAGTTAGAGAAGTGCCGACCGCTGATGCACTTATTAACATTCCGCCCAAAATATGAACAACAGATGCTGGTGCAGTGGTTCCAATTCCAACCCTATTGTTCGCGCCATCTACAAAAAATGTTCCATTATCTATATTTACTTGTGATGCAGTTATAGAAAGTAATCCATTGCCAGGAGTTCCGTTTCCACCAGAAACCTGTATTCTTACATCATAATCTACGCTGGTGGCACCAGAGTTAAAATCAATAAACGGTGTGCTGGCAACATTATCAATCCTACCGATATTCACATTTCCACCAGCGTCGGTTTGCAAAACAACTCCTCCAGTTGCCTGCCTTACTGTTAGAGATCCGAGTGTTCCTACACTCGTTAAACTAGAATTAACAATTCCCGCTGGAAGAGTAGTACCAGTTATAAGAGATGCATTAATTGACGATGCTGTGCCAGCGTGAGTAGCAACATTGGCTGAAGCAACATATCCAGTTACAAGAGAGCCTGCTATTGAAGACGCAGTAGATGCGTTTCCAGACAGATTACCAAAAATTGTTCCGCCGACCGAAGCGTTATTATTGACTAATAACCCTCCAGCAACATGAAGAGCAGATGCTGGGGTGGTTGTAAGAATGCCTACCTCATTATTAGCAGAGTCTACAAATAGTGTTCCTCCATCAACACTCAGACCTGCCTCAATAAGTACCCCAGAAGTTCCAGCAACGTGAAGTGCAGATGCTGGTGTAATGGTTTTTATTCCTACCTCGTTATTGGTAGCATCGACAAATAAAGTACCAGAGTCTATATTGGTATTTCCACTTACGGTTAATGAAGTCAGTGTGCCAAGACCAGTTAAACTAGAACTGACTATTGCTGCTGGCAGAGTTGTACCAGTAATCAATGAGGAATTGATGCTTGAGGCCGTCCCAGCATGTGACGCTATGGTGGCAGATGCAACAGTTCCAGTTACTAGAGATCCGGCAATGGAAGATGCAGTGTTAGCATGGTTGGCGATAACTGCACTAGATGATATGGTGGCAGATGCAGATCTTCCAGATATTGTATTTGTAACTGTAAGATTAGTTAATGTTCCAACACTAGTTAATGATGATGTAACTACATTTGATGCAAGAGTTGTTCCAGTCAAGAGAGAGGCATTTATGGCAGAAGCAGTATTTGCATGAGATGCATTTGACACTGTTCCAGTAACTAGTGACCCAGCAATTGACGATGCTGTACCAGCGTGAGTAGCGACAGTAGCAGAAGCAACATATCCTGTAACTAATGAGCCAGCGATAGAAGACGCTGTGCCAGAATGTGTGGCTACATTTGCGGAGGCTGCGCGGCCATCGATAGTATTAGTTACAGTAAGATTTGTAAGGTTTGCACTGGATGAATTAAACCATAGTGACGAAGATGTATTATAAACTAGTATGTTATTATTGGCTGGTGCAGACGCAGACACATTATGAAGTTCATCTAGTTCCAGCCCGTTTTGAATCTTAATAAATATCTGACCAGCGTGAGCACTCTGTTTTATAGAATATCCAATAAACACCAAATGATGTGGCGCATACAGTTTATTTGTAGTCATCTGACCTGGAGTAGTGGATAGCCACAAAGCAGAGCCTTCTGCAAAAGAGGCGGTGTTTACGTTTCTAAGTATGCCAGAGGTACAAACGAATCCTTCCGATCCGCTAGGAATATCTTCTGCTACCACACCAAGAGTCTTGCTAGATTCACCCTCTGCACTCGCAGATGCCTTATTTATTGTTGGTCGCTGGCCCTGAGCACCAGTAATATAAACTACAGTTCCCTTGGTTAATGTAGAGGCAGTTCCGTTGTAACAAAGTGCAACTTCTTCCTGTCCTATGTTTAGGAATATGTTGCCACCGCCAAGACCAAAAGATAGCGTTCCCTCACCCGGAGACCATTGAAGTCGTGCAACAGATGCGGCAGAAGATGGATTAGTGGAAAAATCAATGTGGTCGGCATCAAGACCATATGATGCTGTCACATTGTGTACGCTATTCCACTGAGAGTTAAAATAAAGTCTCATCACATTGGATGCAGTATTGAAATAAACATTTCCAATGGATGCCGATGAGGGGTCTGTTGCCGCACTGAACAGTCCTATGGGCGTAAGAAAACTCTTAGACATGGGCTATCCTGTAATAACTACTCTATAGTCAACAGAAGGTGAGGCAGCAAAATTAATAGTTACTGCATTAACCCCGCTTCTTAGAACATCTACCTCTACTGTGTCATAGTTACTGGAGTTTTGATAAACTTCTACAGTAACATCTCTAGTATTTAAATTGTGTGTAAGAGTGTAAGATGTTGCAGCAGATGAACTGATTGTTGCTGCATACTTTCTTGCAATTTGTGCATAGTTAGTTCCATCATTTGTAAGTGTCCATAGATCACTGGTTTCATTCCATAAAACAGAAACATTTAGTGATGTACCGCGCTCAACTTCAAGTCCTGCATCAAGTGAGGGGGCCGTGGTGACGTTAGAATTAAGAACAATGATATTGTCTTCAACAATAAGTTGTTGTGTATCAAGTGTTGTTACAGATCCTGACACAGTAAGGTTGCCAGATACAATAAGGTTGTTATTTACCGTTGTGTTGCCTGTTCCAGCACCAATGCCTATGGTTGTGGCTGCACCACCAATATTCAATGTAGTTGCATTGGTATTGAAAAGTGTTGCAGTGCCAGTAGAAGTCGTTGTCAGATCTCCACCATTTACGGCAGCATCCCCTGTAATGGTAATTGCAGCAAATGTTGGTGAGTCTGATGTGGCTACTGGCTGTCCAATGGATATTACTGGTGTCCATCCCTCGCCAGGAGTTCCTGTAATGCTTACACCAGTAGATGCTGTTACCCCAGCAACATAATTTCCAGTTGTATCTGTACCAAGAGCAACAGAATTAGTAGCAACTCCAGCAGCAATTGTGGCACTGGAAGAATTACCTAGAAGATTGCCATAGACATTTCTTACATAAATATCTCCACTAGAATCTCTTGCGACAACTGTTGAAACTGTGCTTGCTGTAGCCGCATTAACAGCGAACTCTGGTGCCCATCCCTCACCAGGGGTTCCAGTAATTAAAATATAGTTTCCTTGACCAACACTGGCTACATAGTTTCCTGTGGTATCTGTACCAAGGGCCACAGAGTTGGCGGCAATGGTTGTAGCAATAGAAATAACGTTATTGACAACGGAGCCGCTTCCAGTTACATCTCCAGTTAGGGCTACAGCATTAGCAGCAGCGCCACCAGTGGAAAGATTTTGCCAAGTAGACCCATCGTAAACTCTTAGATATCCGCTACCATCATTAAAATAAATTCTACCTGCTATGCCAGATGGGTCGGCAGAGGCGTTCTGAATGACAGCATTCTGCAACTCATTAGTGCTAAGATCAAGATCTACCAGGAATCTTTTGGCCAATGGATTCCACTCCCTATAAAGAAATTAAGTGCTATGAAAATTATAGCATAATTAGTTAGTAAACCTACCGCCCCAGAAGTCTCTCTTCATGACATTATAGTTTACATAACCATCTGGAATTGCTGCAAGACGACACTTGCCATTTTCTTCTACCTGGAATGCTATGATGTGGCAGACACCATTTCCTTCGAAGTGTGAACAGTTTCCACACTTGACGCCAATTGCTGCCTCTGGATTTCTCTCAGGTGGGTCATATCCTGCCCAGATCCCACTACCATCTTCATCAAACTTGCCATATTTTTCAGCAATTGCCATCATTGCATCGTGAAATTCTTTTTCGTCTGGTGTAAGTTGTTCGTAAAGCATTCCGCTATCGTCCTTCTTCATGTTAGATTCGGCGGCGTAGAGGGCACGCTGTTGCTCAATTGCTGCTCTGCGTGATGAGTGTGTTCCGCGAACAGTCCCATCTGGACCAACAACTGAATATCCAGACTTACCTCTATAGTTTCTTCTAATATCATATGGCATGTTTTCCTCCAGTGGAGCAAGCGAGAATCGAACTCGCGTGCCTCTAACTTATTTATAGCCCTAACTTTTATTACTATTTTTATATTGTACTATAAATACAATCTTCTGTTCCCACGCGATTGCTGCGCGGCACTAACTATGCTGCTAGTGCGAATGCGTTTTGATTGTTGTTATTTATTTATTTTGTTAGTTTTTTGCGGCTAGAAACTTGCTAGGGTCGAAACCTTTTTGCCCCTCAGTTTTTTTATTAACCTTGATACTTTCTTTTCTTTTTTCTTGAGTTTGCATATGAATAAGTTCAATAGCCTCAGACCATTTATATTTCATTAGCCAAATATTAAAGTTCTTAGAAACTATTTCATAGTTTTTTATTCTTTCAGCCTCACGAACCTCTGGGTCTCGCAATTCTTTAATATGCTTTACCCAATCTCTTGGCTTCTTGGCAATTCTACCACAACCAAGATCAGCAAGGTCGGAATATTCTTGTGTATTAGATGCAATAAATGGCACGCCAGATAAAGCATACTCAAGTCCTTTAAGATTGCTCTTTGCCTCATTGAATGGATTATTTGTCAGAGGAACTACTCCAATGTCTATTGGCATAAAAAGATTGCCATAGTATTCTGGTCTAGATCCTACATATCCAGTCATTCTTTCTGGAGAAAATCCAGCGGCTTCTGCAAACCAATTTGGATTATTTAGAACAATTCCAGAATGGTGAAATTTCATATCATGTTCTTCAATTACTGTTTTTAGTGCCGCGCCTACTTCTTTAATATCATCTACGCGCCATAACATAATTCCGACCCAGCCAATAGTTGGATTCCATCCAGAAAAATCTTGTCTAACATAAAAGTTTTGTGGATTTAATGAATTAGGTACACGATGAACTGTTTTATTATATTTAAGTGATTTCTGCTCAAGAAACTTAGTACTAGTAATGATTCCATCTGCTATTGGATATGTCTCAATGAGAAACTTTCTATTATTATCTGGAGAATTTTTTGGATCGGTCGTGTGGAATGCTAAGTTATCTGATGGTAGTTGTTCAAAGTGGTCATCAGTATCAATAATAACTGTTTGTCCGTATGCCTGGGCTTTCTTGATGTATTCTTTTGCATCCTTGTGCATAAAAAGTTTAAGAATAATAACATCTAGTTTATCGAAACATTGATCGTATTTCTTAATTACTCCTAGTTCTTGTGCCCTTAGTTTTTCAGATGGATGGACTATGACGAATCCTTCGCCTTCCTTCCACCCAATTTCTCCTACTACAACTTCATGACCTATTTCTGATAACCCAGATGCAGGAATCATGCATCTAATATATGTACAACCACCAGGCTGATATTGATGATGGTCGCCCCAGTCGGTAGAACCGAATCCAATTCGCATTTGATACCTTTCTTTTCAGCACATTGTACCAGTGTCTCCATCAAGAATCGAACTTGAACTAAGGGATTATGAGGCCCTTGTGATAACCATTTCACTATGGAGACTATGGTGTGGCGGGAGTGTTGCCGCACATTTGATTGTGTTTCTCCCGCCACACCTAGTATATAAACTATACTTTTTTAGGAGTGCATTTACCAGGGAATAATGACCACCCTATATTGAATGGTACAATCACCCATGAATATGTCAATCCAGAGCCCCACAGTGAGTAATACATTCCTGCATTTACATACCATGAGTCTTTCTTAAATGAATATCCATAGCCCCAGTTATGCATTCCATCTTTCAAGAAATGCTTTCTTACAATTTCTGATTGCTTTTTCTTGTCCAGCATATTGTCTCTGGACCACCATGATTTTCCAGACCATGCACTTGTCTGAATTTGCCAAGTGCCTAACGCACCTGTAAACCAAGGTGAACTTTCTGTAAGCGACTGATGCTTAGATTCACGCCAGGTTATCGCCCAGGCTCCTCTTAGCATCCCAGGTCTATTAAAACCTGCGTTAAACAGAATCTTTGCCTGCTTATCATTACACTTATTTGGCAGAATCCAAACTTTCTTTTCATCTGCCTTTCTTTCTAATGCATCAGCGGTGGCAAAGTTTCCTGTACCTTCCGCCAAGGGCGCAGACTTAGCATACGCCAGGTTTGGAGAGAACAATGTCATTGATAGCACTACTATCGCTGACAAGACTCCTGCTCCAAATCGGTTTTTTTTCGTCATATTGACCTCCTTGGGCGGCAACATTTATTTATTCTACACTATTTAATTAGTATTCCAGTTAATAAGTTCAATCATATTGTTATATATATTGATATGTGGCTTTAAAACATACTCTTTATCATTTTTTACTAGACAGTAAAAAGTAAAGTATGGCATTAGAAAGTTGATGACCCACAAAGATAATTTTTAGCCCCAACAATTAGAGCCGCCCCAAACTGTGCGCCATCATCATTATTCATATCATTATTAACAAGGGCCTGCGCTAGAACATAAGTAATTTCATCCTCTGACAAACCTCCAGCGAAACCTTCACAAATAGTTTCTCCAAGGCTAAAAAGATCAGACTCTTCAGCGACCTGACCATAGATGCCACCATTGTCCCTAACAAAATCAACAAAATTCTGTGAGTTGGTAACAACACCATCATCTGTATTAAGTGGTGCTGGAGCCTGCTCTGTAATAGTTACAGTTGGAGTTGGCTCAGACTGCGCGGTACATCCAACTAGCGCCAGCACAGAAATAGTGGCGGCGACAATAATCTTCTTCATATTAATCCTTTTCTATAAATGACTTGCCCACGACACTAATATACAGTAATCGTGGGCTGGTGTCAATAATTATGACTGTCTTGCAAAAATAGCATCTATCTCTGCAACATGGGATGGGCCAAATCGTGCAGCCTCATGTCTTGCTTTTTCCCATTCGCTCTGAAGTTTATAGTTGCTTGTGGCATCTGTATTAAAAACTTCTGAGAAAAAATGTGCGAATGCTCTCATAATATCCTCCTTGTGGGTTGATATTTTAATCTTATCAGGACTCTAGGAAAGAGTCAAACTGTATGGACTATTTGTGACCAGTATCACTATCGTAGTCCCATCTAATTATCATCATTGCATATGTAAGACCTTGGCGGAACCAACTAGCCTCTTGGTTATAATCACTTCCATTTTCCCAAGGAGTAGCAATACATGCTTCTATTTGCTGAGAAAACCTATCTCGCCAATACTTTTCACATTCTTTATCAGAGTGTATTTCCATTTATTTTTATCCTATTTTTAAGTGGTAGAGAGAGGAATCGAACCTCCACAGCGTATGCGTTTGATTTACAGTCAAGGGGACTCACCACCTGTCCAACTCTACCTTGAATATATTTTTGTCTTTTCCTAGATTAACAGTTGTAGATCCTTGTAAAGATTTAATCACACGTTAAACTAGTATAATGTGCTGCGCTGGCGTGGTAGGAGTCGAACCTACAACCTTTCGGTTAACAGCCGAATGCAACTGCCAATTGTGCTACACGCCATTAAAACAATCTTCGCAAACCCCTCGTCTTCCAACACGACTGCCAGGCTTTGTTAAAAACTGCTCTAAAGGTTTTTCTTCTTTACAACTATGACATATTTTATTCATTTTGTGTGCCTGGAGGGATTCGAACCCCCAACCTAATGGGTAGAAACCATTTGCGCTATCCGTTGCGCCACAGGCACCTAGAGCGAGTGACCAGAATCGAACTGGCGATAACTGCTTGGAAGGCAGATGTGTTACCTCTACACCACACTCGCGGATATATCTTAGTAGGGCAGGTGGGATTTGAACCCACATGGACCAATTACGGCATTATAATCCCTCGCTTATAAGACGAGACCGATACTGCCCCTCGCTTTTTAATTATGCAGACGATTCTGACTTACTATTAATTGTATCTCTTTCATCCAGAATGTCAAGGGCTTTTTCGAATAAGGAAGGCTCAAATTTTGAATAGTGATGCCCACAGAAAAAAAGATTTCCAGTATTAAATTTTACAAGAACAAATGCTTGTGCAGGACAATCTTTTGCATCACATCTATCTGATTTAGTTAAAACTCCATGTTGTGGTTCAGTTTTATCTTCTTGCATTACTGCTGTTTCCACAGCGCCTCCTTTATGAGTATACAATTATTTTATCATTATTTTGCTGGAGAATCAGGGGTCGAACCTAAACTAAATGGTCCAAAGCCATTTGTGCTGCCATTACACCATTCTCCATAACCCATATGCTGACTGGTAACTACACCATCCTAAGGTTTTCTGCACAATGACGTACTGAAAAGGATTGTCAGCATATGGGGGTCTATAGATATTTCTGTAAAGAAAAGGGAGTGGACTCCCATGTTTTATTAGTATTTTTAACTCTATTCACGATTGCTCTAGACCATGAAAATCCTGCATCGCCGCCCCAGGCTTCCCACATAATCTTTCCATTAGATGGATATCCTGGCTCACCAGGGCTGAATCCCTTTCCCTTTTTATCTACCTCATGTCTAGAGAAATAAGAGTACATTCTCTTTACTGTGTCAAGGGATAGTGGCTCTTTATTGGCAAGTTGACGCGCTCTAGTCCAGCCGACTGGAGTTCCTGCTCCTGTAGCCTTACCTTCTTCTCTCCATTTGATTGCGCGACGGCCTGCTGCCGCCATCGCATCTGTGGGTGTATATGTATCTGCCATATTGTTATTTTACCACCTTTGAGCAATAATCGTACATAATAATTCCAGATGCAGTTCCGACATTTAAGGACCTTACTGATCCATACTGTTTAATATAAACAATATCATCAGCCATAGAAAGGGCTTCATCAGATAGGCCCCTGCCCTCTTCTCCAAAGAGCATTAATGACTTTGCATCCCATGAGTAACTATTTAGTTCTCTTGCTCCATCGACATTATCAATGGCGACAATACGATACCCAATGCTACGATAATATTCAATGGTATCCACAATGGACTCGTTATAGTCCAAATGCTCATAGTTATGAGTGCCGACCGTGCCTCGCCTATCATATTTTTTAATTCCACAGCGAATCACCTTCTTTCCAAGAAATGCATTATTGTTTCTTACAACTGTAGAAAAATTAAAATCACCATTAAGTCTTTCTACTACTACGACAAAATCGTTTCTTTTAGAATCTAGGTCGGCAATGATTGCCTCGTTCTCCCAGTACTTATAAAAATCTGATACGTTCCTAGTGTCAATCATAGTTTTCATAAATTCCGCCTGTAGTATATAGTAGGTACATCATTGATTTTTCATCTTCAGTTAACTCTTCAGAAGAATACCATTCTGATGACTTGTCTGTCAAATAATAGACGGCCTCTCCTTCTTTATTCATTTTCAAATCAATAAAGTTTTTAAACCACAGTGATGACATAAGATCAGATTCAATTATTTTTATGTTTTTAATTAGTTCTTGCTGTTCTTCATAGAATTTTTGGGTGAATTTATATACTGGCTCACCTAAAGCATTCTCTCCCATGTAAGCAATATAGTTTTTTTCTATCATCCAGTCAATTATGTGGTCTGGAAAGTCCATCAAACTATCCTTCTAACAAATCCTAGTATGCAGGCATAACAATGATAAACTCTGTGATCGCATTCTGTACTTTTTCTTTTGGCCCAGCCAGGAAAATCTAAAGGTTGCGGCCCAGAACTACACATGTTACATGTTTGATTTGGCAACAGGTTTCTTCCAGAAAGACATGTATTACACACTCTTGGCCTATTGCTTTTTTTAATTCTTTTTTGTTTAGAGGAGGATGTTCTTTTTTCTCTTTCTGGGATAGTTCCATCTTTTAGGGGAACCCTATCCCCCTTCCATAAATTACATGATTTGTGTGCCAGCCTTAAATTATTAACATTCCAAGATCCACCTTTAGATAAAGGAATCCAGTGATCTATTGTTCTTTTTTCTTTTTTCCCAAAAGGATTTTTACAAATAAAACAAAGATCGCCATCTCTTTTTATAAGAATATCAATAACTTCTTGCTTCCCCTGCCAAGTTATTTCAATCATTAAACCATTCCTATATGCCAATCATTATTAGGATCATTCATTGGAGGTACTCTTATTATATTGTTCGGATTGGCAGCAGATGCAGCAGCAAGTCTATTATCTCTTATTAATTGCTTATATGTATGCACCTCAATTTCAACATCGTCAGATTCTTTTCTTGTTCCTGTAATTGAATTATAGATAGCGCCACATACTGCATCAGACAAGTCCTTAGATCCCTTTCTTGGGTGATCTACTTTGTCACGAATAATTCTTAGTTGTAATAGTTCGTCAACTAGAAGAGGTATTCTTGGGCCAACAATTCTTTCTTCTCCTACCAACATAGCCATATCATCATAGTGCTTCTTAGCAACTGATAATGTTTCTGTTTGCATACCAATCATTCTAAGTTCTGATTGAATATCATGCGACTGCCAGCGGTCAAATGTGGTCTTTTTAATATTAAATCCGCGAGACCTAAGATCTACAATAAACTGCTTAACTTCTGAAAAGTCTACTGACTTATCTGATGTTGGAGTCCACCATCTTACACAATCAACAACCACCACTGGGCTTACTACATTATGGTCTAAGAAGGACTTAATGTTTACCCATCTATCAACGTGAGCCAAGGCGACCGCACAGTGATCATGCTTTTGTGCAAGGTCAACATGGACGAAATATTCTTTTTCTTCTACTGGTGTAAAGAAATCATAGAATCTTCCAAACTCATCCACCCCATTGTACGGCTGATTAAAGCATGTTTCAATCTTATCTCTTGATTTGAAAAATGCATCTATTGAGTCTGGAGGCATACATGCAAAACGTGACAAGGCATCTATTGAATTGGTAAAGAATGCTCTCTTAAAGTCATCAATGCTTCTTGTTGGATTTATTTCCCAGGTGGGTCTTTTTAGTGCGAACACTCTTGGAAATCTATATGCATTTATGTTGTCTTCTTCCCAGTCAATTTCAAACTTGTTTTCTTCTATTACATCATCAAGTTCGTCATCGATTTTAAATGTATGATTTCTTACAATGACTTCTTTGTCAGCAATTACGGAGTCATACCGCTGTTGAATAAAGTCGCCCTTGAATCTTGGGAACGACAAAAGAATTACTTTCCCATAGTCTGGAAATCGTGAGTCTACTGATGCTCTATACATATCATAGATGGCTTGTGCTGTTTTAGACTGGTCACTGCCACTAGTTGACTCCATGCTGAAGCCAGAAATCTCATCTAGAATGACACAAATAACATTGTATCCTTCCCATGACTCTCTTTCAGAGTGTCCAGAATGACATGTTATAGATTTATCAAAAGATACAGCCTGTTGGGTAACAGTATACTTTCCAACAAACCACGGGGATTCCTCAATTCTTTTTCTGAATCCTTTGAAGAATACATTTTTAGCCTGGTCAGCGTTAATAGCAATATTAATAATATCAATGGCATCGCCAGGGGGTTTACCATAATATTTCGCTGGATCTTTGAGGCAAAGTAGCAAATAAACAAGGTATGCAACAGCAACCGTAGACATATAATCCTTACCGCTTCCTTTTCCAAGTTGCAGGATTACTTCATTGCAGGTTTGCTTATATCTTTTTAAACCTTCTTCTTCACCATATATTCTTATTAGAGTTTCTTTTTTATATATCTGAGTCATTGATTTGATACATTGATACTGGTATTCAGAAAGTGGAGGAAGTCTTAAGTATTGTTCACTAGTTGCGAACTCTTCAATAGTTACAGGGATCTCATCAAACTCGTCACCATCAAGTGCCTGTAAAAAATCCTCAAACATCAGTATCCTTCTGCTCTTCCAGTAACCTGAGACAGCCTTTGGGACACCTCTTTACGACACTTATCACAGTCTGCAATTACTTCTTTTAGAATGCCGACAAGTACTTCTTGTTTCTTTTCAGTCTCTATAATTTGGTCAGCAATCTCATTATTTTCAATGAGCCCAGCCTTTTGTAGCATATCTATTTGCTTTTGCTGAACGTCTGATATAAGTTTTAGGGCGGCTGTTTTTTGTGGCAATAGCCCTTGCTGGTCTGCCTGACTAACTACTGACCATGCTTCTTCTATTAGCATAGAATAATGTTGATCGGCACCAGCGAGTGCTTCTCTTGCTCTATTTTGAATAGTCTGATCACTATGAATGACACTGCGCCATTCATTAAGATACTCTTGAACCTCTGTTCTTTTAAATCCAGTCTGCTTGGCAATAATACTAGGGTTAGTAGTTCCCTTGAGAAATACCTCAACAACCTTATTAATTCGCTCCCAGCGGTCAGCAAGTTCTAGTTCAGACAACTTCCTTCTTCTTCCCTGTTCTCTTAGGCTTTACTATACCCTTTAATTCCTCTACATAAAATGATCTAAATGGTCCTACAGGCATCTGAAGGCAGTCAATCCACGATACATTTTTCTCATAGTTAATAACAAGACTAATGAACTTAAAGGTTCCTCTTCTGTTCTTGAATCTAATAATGCTTCCAGGAACAATTTCATCTTTACCGTGCTTTAGTTCTTTGAATACCTTAATGTTATTATTGTACGGGAAAGGGACGCTTTCAGTTTTTCTTTTTTTCCTAGTAGTCATAATTTATCACCTCTATTATATCATTATAGAGAATGGCCTCCGTTGCGAGTGGGCGACCAAACTAATCCTGGCCTGTCAATATTTCTAATAAGCCTTATGCCACAATCTGGGCAAATGGCATTATCTCTTTGCTCTATATTTAATATAAACTCATACGACTTGTCACATTCTAGACATGTAAATGTATATAAAGGCATTACTTCCATGTCTCCTTTATTGCAATACTCAATAGTACCAGATAGCCCATAAGATCGTCAAGATCATTTTCTTTAAAAGTATCGTCACCGTTACTAAATCTAGATAATTTATCGTCAATTCGTACCTTGAGTTGCTCAGTGGTGTCTGAGTGAGAAAAAATTCTCACTGGGTTCAACGCTGAGTTTCCATATGATCTATTCTTATCAATTAAAAGGTCTGAAATTCTATTGCATTCTGACTGAATGGCTGCCTCAACTTTGTTTCTTGGAATAGTGCCAAGGCTTGACCTAACATTATCCATAATTTCTTTGGTATACATTGACTGTACATCTTTTTCAATCACTTAGACCAACTCCTTTGATTTCTAATAAGTCCATATTGTACTAAATATCTATAAATAGTTTGATGGCTGGTGTTACATTCTTTTGCAATATCCTGTATTGTTTTTTTATCAACTACATAGCGCTTGGTTAGCCAAGATTTACTTTGATATAGTTTAGCCATTGTTCACCAACTTATGGTATGCATAGTAGGCAATTCCCATTGCATCACCAGCATCGTGATCTTCAACGTTTATGTTATATTTATTGTTAAAGTAGTCCATAGTTTTTTGCTTACGCATTTCTCTAGCCTTATTACGATACCATGAATCTGACTTGCCTGGAAAGTCTTTTCTCAAATTATCTTTTTCTACTTTAGTAAAGTTTTTATTTCCAATAAATGGCTGCCATGCACTTGGAGGAACAGTGACAATCATATCTTTTCTCCAAGCCAACGCGGACACAACGGAGCCAACAATCATTGCCATCTTAATTGCAACATCTTGAGATTTAACCATAATTGCAGACTCAATGCATATGTAGTCTACAGATAGCAAATCTTTATTCGCCGCGACCTTTTGATGCGCGTCAATTATTTTGTCATGAATAGTAGCACCATAAAAGTTTATCTTTCCCCACTTTATTGGCTTTTCGTCAAAGATGCAGAAAGCCAGAGAAGTAGTAGATGAATCTATGCCTAATATTCTATTTGCTCTTGGCTTTGCTAATTTTGCTATTGATGACACCAAGCATCTCCTTAATCTTTATACTATTATGATCCTTAGTAGAAATTTCACAGGCACCACATATATTATTAGAATTATATCTGCTTAATTCTTTTGAACAGTTCTGGCATATTCTTATGATTCCAGCGAGCCGTGCTTTATTTTCATAATATCTTTGCATAATTCTTTTATTAGTGGCTCCACGACAACAAATGTTGTCGCAGTATTTTTGATTCTTTTTTCTACTTTGAAAATGATTGCCACAAAAACCACATATTTTAAAACTATCGTCAGTCATCCACGCCAACTTTAAGATTATCTATTTTTAGTGTTCCCTTAGGATCTAAAGAATTACATTTTTCTAAAACTGGACACCCTTTACATTGCCAAGTTGATTTGGTATATCCACGCTTAGGAAGTTCTCTAGACTTCCATGTTTCATATACATTAGTCATCCAGTCAAATACGTACCTTATATAGTTTTTATTTTTTTCAGACATTACTACTGGAATTGCCAACAACTCATTGTCATTTTTATTTTCGTAAAGAAGGAATCCTTCATCGACTCCTTCTACTTCCATATAAATTAAAACCTGTAGCAAGTGGCTATTTGACGGCTGCATTTCTTGTTTTCTAGCAATGAAGTACTGATCTTTAATTGTTTTAATTTCACCAACAATTTCTTTTCCATCAACTTCCAGGATTATGTCGGCAAATCCACGAATTGGTGGCTTCAGGGATATTATCTCCCTTTCTTTTTCTTTCAACAGTCCAGCCTTTTCCATTGCAGCCTGAATTCTAGTATGCGAGTCAGTACCATTATCCATAGATGCAATATTCATAGCAGGAGTATCCTGTGTAAACTCTGTTCCATCGAATGCTATGATCCAGTACCTAGCACAAGTTCCATGCCCATAACCAAGAGTGCTGGGAGCAAAAGAGTTTTTCTTTTTATATTCCGTAGTGGGTCGCTGATCTTGATAGGAACTATAAATTAGTTTAACTAATTTTTTAGGATCGACAGCGGTATCCTTTGGTCTATTTCTTATTGATGATATTAAATTCTTTGCCATTAGTATCCTAAATTCATTCTCGCTACGTACTTTAGTGAATCGACAAGTTTGTCAATTGAGTCTTTAAGGGTGTAGTACAGATTCTTTTTAATATTGTTAGCAGAACCTGATGGACCCTTTGCTAAAGTAGAATAGTATGTTGCAAGTATACCAAACTTTGCTGATAGTGCCTGCAACTTGGCAATTAAAACTACCGCCTGTGTTGATGGAATGTCTGGCTTACTGAATATCTTTACAACTAATGCAAGCGCCTCGTCAACTTCACTATCACTTAAGAAATCATGAATTTCAGTAAACTCTGATATTTCATTTATCAGATCAATCGTGTTTTCCATTTTCCACCAACTCCTCTAATTTAGACCATTCAATTACCGCAAGTCTTGTTTTCCCATCTAAAACTAATAATAATGCTGGATCTTTACTTCTATCTGTTCTTAATGTATCTGTTACTATTTTTGCCCAGGCATCCTGGCTTATAGAATATGACTTTGAATATTCTTTAATATCAACAATGAAATTCTCCCAGGTAGCATCTGATTTGGCGTACTGCCCCCTACCTGAATTTTTATGAGCCTTTCCACCGATTCTTTTAATTTCTGATCTTTCGCTCATATTGATGCCTTACCAGGATGACCATTTGAACACACCCAAGTTATAAGCCTTTGTCTTTCATTAAACTTTGCTTCATATGAAGTTTCATAGCATCCGTTTTCTGGACAGCCATAACTTCCTTCTATATCAATCAATTCACTATCATGATTTTTAGATTCACTATCTGTTGAGATAAAACTTTTTGGATCTATCATATCTTTTCATACACCAACTTAGTTAATTCATCTTTCATGTCAAGATCTTCTCTTGCTCTCGCAACAACATTGGCACGACCTTGAATTCTATCTCCAAGAACTGTGTACCATGCTCCACCACGCTCAATAATTCCAAGCATTTCTGCTGTGTCAATTAAATCTGCTGTAGTGTCAACACCTACATGATCGCCCTGAAAATAGAAGTCATATGATCCAGTAATAAATTGAGGGCCAGTTTTATTATAGTCAATAGTCCAGTTTACTGGTCTTCCAATTTTTTGTTCTATTAGTTTGTCCCCTACAGATATTTTCCCCTTAATGGACTGGGCCTCCGCCTCGCTTGACCATAGTTTAATGATGGTGCTACTAAAAAACTTAACTGCCATGCCACCCGTGGGAATATGGCTTGCGTGCATAGTTCCGAATTGATTACGTTGCTGAGAGATAAGAATAAGAAGAGTTTTGTCATTGACATAGTTAAGCATTTTTACTGCATGTGTCATATCTTTTGCTTCTGCACCAATTTGTTTTGTATCTTGCAGTTGTTTAAGATCGTCAGAATCTTTTTCAAAATAAATGGCTGGAAGAAGAGCAGAGATAGAATCTACTACTAGCACATCTACACCAGACTTAATAAGTTGTGTACCAATATCGACCATATCATTTATTGTTTTTGCTGGAGCATAAATAAGTTTTTCTGAATCTACTCCTAATGTTTCTGCCCATTCTGGAGAATAAGATTGTTCTGCATCAATCCAGGCACATAGTTTTCCATCTTTTTGAGCCTCTGCAATAATTTGTAGGCAAAAGGATGATTTTCCAGCACTCTTATTACCCCATATTAAAACTTGACGACCATATGCTAGTCCACCTTTAAGTGCTACGTTCAGCGATAGGCTTGGTGTTTTTAATTTTTGTATTTCTACTTCTGATGCTGCGCCCACCAGTTTTCTTATTTTCGGATCTAGTTTTGCTAGTACTTCTTCTATCATTATCTCTGTCATAAAAATGATTCTCCAATATCTCTGCTAAATTCTTAATGTCTTGCTCGCGTGATTTTTTAAGTTTTGAAATAATAGACAGCATAAGGTTTTCATCATACCCACGGATAACCATCATCATTTCGTCATCTGAGCCGTATAAGAAATATCCTTTTGTTGTCATAGTATATCATCCACGAACGCCGTGTAGCCGTGGCCTGCTCTTATTAACCCCAGCCTTTCGTTTTACAGCCTTATGAAGCGAATCATATACTTCGCCTGAGAGCCTTAAACCTTGGTATAAATCAAGGACACGAATGATAATATCGGCTAATTCTTCTACTACAGCGTCCTGTCCCTTAGACTTTCTTAACGCTTCAAGAACTTCAGTTGCCTCTGAATGAATCATTGCGAGTTGTTTGGCGTAGAAAATAAAATGATCTTCCTTGTCCATACGCAGACGGGCATCCCAAAATCCTTTTTCTACTGCTGTCTTGTGCAACTCTGATGCTAAACTATCTAAATTCACGAATTTCTCCACTCAATACTATTAATTGCCATAGTCCCGTCATCTAATTCTTTCATGACTACTTTGGCTGACCGCCCAGGTTTCATAGACATACGGGCTTGTGTATATATTTTAGGGAATGCAACAGCAGAAATCAAGGTTTTATCCTCTTCAGATAAAACAACATTAGCCATATTATCTCCCTTTTTAGTTTTCCTGCTGGAAAAAGAAACTACAAAGTATTCTCCATCTACAAGAGGTAGATTTGTAGCAGTAATGTATCTAGAAAATCCAGTATCTGACTTCTTTAATTCTTCTGGCAATACATATTCTGCAATTCTATTATTACTTACTAAGAATAGATACATTTTGCCAGATTCTATTTGAGTATCCTCATCATGGAATATTCCTGCTGTTCCTGTTTTATCAACTACCTCTACTCTTGACCAGCCCTGACCACGCTTAATTGACTTAACCATTGCAAGAATAATAAATGAGCCGCGCTCAGAGTAGTCGTCTAGACTTTTAATGTACGCATCCAAATACCTTGGAATATCTGCGTTAAACTCTGGAACATTGAGGTACTCATAAAGATATTCCTTCTCTTGACCAGTCCTTGGGTTGTCATCAAAAGCGAGGGCCCCAATACGATTAAGAACTGCTACCGCCCTACTATTAATTCCTGATCCCTTAGCAGATGCAATTTCTACAAATTCATCATACGATGAATACGGTCTATTGTCGATAATCTTATTGGCAATATTTTCTGATACATATTTAATATTTCCTAGACCGAATCTAATTGAGTTTCCAGTTATAGCAAAGTCAATTTCTGACTCATTAACATGTGGTAGCAATATCCTAATTCCAATTCTCTTTGCTTCAATTAGATACTCCGTTCGTGTATCCTTGTCTGATTCATTCTTAAGCAAAGAGTACATAAACTCTAGTGGATAGTAATGCTTTAACCACGCCGTCCAATAACTAAGCATCGAATAGGCAACAGCATGACTCTTATTAAACGAGTATCCAGCGTGGGCCTCAAAGTCGTGCCATAGTTTCTCAGCGGCTTCCCTGCTGATATGCTGTGAAGCACCATCAATAAACTTATCCTTGAACTGGTCGAATTCTTTTGCATCCTTTTTCTTTCCAATAATTTTTCTAACCTTGTCTGCTTCTGCCATGGTCATTCCACCCAGATGCACACAGGCTTGCATAACTTGCTCTTGGTAAAGAATACACCCATATGTATCCTTAGTAAATTCTTCCATGATTGGGTGTATATACTTAATTACCTGACGGCCCTTTTTACGTTTAATGTAGGCTGCGCCAATTGTATTCATAGCACCAGGACGAACAAGAGCATTAGAGGCAGCAAGTTCATCAAAATTACTAATACCCATCTTAAGAATTAGATTCGTATACGGAGCGGCTTCTGCTTGGAATATTCCCTTGGTATGCCCAGCAGAGATATCTGCAAATACTTCTGGATCATTCAAGGCAATAGAGTTTAGGTCTATATCCTTATCGGACCTTGACTTAATAATATCTAAGGCGTCCTTGATTACTGTTAGAGTCTTAAGTCCAAGGGCATCAATTTTAATAAGACCAATCTCCGCTGCCTGATCCATGTCAACTGCTACGACAGGAATTCTTCCATCGCTCTGAGTATCTTTCCTAGTTTCGATTGGTGCTATCTGACTCAATGGAATTTTTGATGTAACAATGCCTGCTGCATGTACCCCTGTCCCACGAATCCTTCCACGCAACTTATCTGCATACTCTGCAACATCTGGATACTTATTTCTAAAAGACCTAGTTGTCTCAGAACTAATAAATTCTTCCCAGGTCTCAATATTTTTAAGAGCAGCATTAACATCAGTTAGTGGAACATTGAATGCGCGAGCAACATCTCTGACGACACCCTTATCCTTAAAGGTCAAGAAGGTGGCGATAGATGCCACATTTTTATATTCATCAATAAGGTACTGCTTGACTTCTGAGCGACGACGATCTTCATAGTCTACGTCAATATCTGGGAAGTCATTTCTTTCTGGATTAATGAATCGAAAGAACAACAAGCCATGCTCAATTGGATCTACCTCTGTAATACCCAATACATAACATACTAAACTACCAGCGGCAGAACCTCTTCCTGGGCCAACCAATATTCCATTTTCTTTAGCCCACCTAATCATATTTCCTACAATAATAAAGTATGAAGAAAAGTTCTTTGACTTAATAATAGAAAGTTCTTCGTTTAGTCTCTCTCTGTACTCCAGATTATTAAATAATCCACGGCTCTTAAGTCCAGCAATAGCCATATTTTCAAGTTGCTCGTCGGGGCTTGAATGGTTTATGGGAAGTAGGTCTAAGTTTTCCTTACGCTTATAGTCTGACACCTTATCAGAAATCTCAACGCTGTTCTCGTACAAGTCGTCACGATAAATTCCCTGCGCTTCCATTCTTGTCTTAACGTCAGCAAAGTCCATGAGCCAGATATCTAAATCTTTAAATGACATTTGACGATCCCCATACAGATAGTTTAGTCTTTCAATAACATCACTAATCTTCTTGCTGCCGTCAAACGTGGAGTCTTTTTGAATCTTTGGGTGAGTCCCAAGGATAAGCATGATTTCCTCTGCTATACGATCCTTTGGTGATGCGTAATGACAATCTAAGGTAACAGTTGATTTAATACTTAAAGAGTCTGCTAGTTCTAGCAATGCCTTGTTTAATTCTGCTGGATTGTGTGGCTGCAATTCCATATAAAAGTCATCACCGAATGTATCCTTGAACCATAGGGCATGTTGCTTTGCAATACCAAGATTTCCATTCTCAATGGCCTTAGCAATAATTCCATTCATGCAACCAGACAGCACAACAAGATCATTGTTATATTTTTCTAGAAGTTCAAAGTCCATTCGTGGCTTCAAGAAGAAGCCTTCTTCCCAGGCTAGTTCAGACAGCCTTCCAAGATTAGAAAGACCATTATCATTCTTTGCAAGAATAATTAGGTGATTGTAAATTTGATCGTCAGGAGTCCTGTCCTTCTTGGATCTCTTATCCAATCTATCTGGAGTAAAGTATGCCTCAAGTCCAAGTATAGGCTTGATCCCCGTTTCTTCTCCAGCCTTTAAAAGTTCCATGTGTGCGCTCAGAGAGCCGTGATCTGTAATAGAAAGAGCGCTCATGCCAATTTCTTGGGCTCTTTTCATAAGTTCTAATGGAGAAGAAAATCCATCTAGAAGTGAATAGTAAGAATGTGAATGATGATTATGAAACATACCTCTCCAAATAGTAGTGGGCGGTAAGAGTATATCCTACCGCCCACCCCCCAGTCAATGAATTACCACTCAACTGCTGCTGATGTAGACGTATCAACATCTACACCCATGTAGAACGCTTCTTGATCTGGATATGAGATATTACGAATTGCAACCTTGTCAAGTTCGTACACCTCAATGCCTGACCAATCAAACTTCTCAGAGTCGGTGGCGAGAGGAATAAGAGCGTACATTGTCTGAGTTCCTGTTCCCGTCCTCTTAAGTCTCCAAGTAAGGTTGGAGATTGAGTTTGTATCTGCTGCATACTCTACGAGCATATTGGTCGTAGGAGACTTGGAACTAACTCCTTGTGACCATACTGATGTGTAATGGTCGCCAGTTCCATCATCTACTAGAACATTGCAGTAAAATCGTAGGCGAGACTTCCATCCAGCCTTTGGATCTTTACGATGCATTTCGCACCCAAAACAACGACCCTCATCGTCTAGTGTACAAACCGCTTTACGTCGATAATCCTTTGGATTAGTATGCTCTGCAACAACAATTGCTAGACCACGCTTTTCATCATAGTTTGGTGAGTCTGGATCGATTTCATTAATAAATCTAATCTTAACGCTCTGACCGTCTTCTACCTTAAGCCAGCGAGCGCGTGGTGCGTCATCCATAATTGGGCGCTCCATCTTCTTTTTAATTCCTGCCAGTCCTGTAATAACACCCATAATATTTCCTCCTAATATTTGACCCTATACATGAGCCGATATAGTTATTATACCTCAATAGTTTTACTGCCGCAAGCCTTTTCCCACATTTGCATAATTTCATTGTCTTCCAGATCACCTATATCCTTTACGCTTCCTACGTCCATAATAACTATATCTTTAGATGATAAAGAAGAGTTAGCCTTCTCCACCATTCTTTTCCCAGCGTCATCTTTATCTGGACAAAGGATAATTCTATTTGCATATTTATTCAATAGTGCCAGTTGATTTTTTGTAATTCCAGCACCAAGAGTAGCAACAGATGGTATGCCCAACTGCCACATTCTTATACTATCAAAACTTGATTCCAGCACTACTATGTTTTTTAGTTTTGATCTATTAAGATTAAATAGCACATGTTTTTTTGGAAGACTTGTTGAGTTTTTGAAAACCTTACCTTCTACTGATCTACCAACGAATCCAACGTACATTCCATATTGATCTTGTACAGGAACAGTAACCATATCCTGTTTAATAGAATACCCAAGTTTCATCTCAATAACGGCATCCATATATATGCTTCTAGATTTAAAATAGTCCAGGGCACGTTGATCCTTTAAAAGAGATTTGTGCAGTCTATTGATTACTTCTACATCAAACTCTTTAAGTTCATCGTCTGGAGGAGAATTTAATTTGTTCTCAACTATATCTAATATATTAACTGTAGCAGATGCCGACTGAATTACTCTTGATGCCTCAAAGAAGTTTCTATTGGTTGTTTTCATTACTAGGTCGGTGATGTTTCCATTCTCACCGCATGAGAAGCAAATATAAAGACCACTAGATTTATCAATTTCACAGGCTGGTGTATTTACATTATAGTGAAATGGACAGAACAATAGATAATGAGTGTCAATCTCTCCACCGACCCTAATATTACAGGTGGATAGAATGCTTCTTATTTGTTCTTCTGAGTAGAATTCTTTGGTATTAGTTTGTTTAGCGAAACCCCGTGATAGCATTTTGCCTTAGCCCTTCCTACAAATACTCCGTGCATTGATAGCAGAAATTGATATCCACCATCATCATCATATTCTAGACTAAAAGCAGGCTCTATGTCAAAGTGTGGAACATATCCTTTTGAGTTCATTATGCTAACTAAGCCATGTTCAAATCGGGAACGAATCGACGGGATGTTAGCATCACTATCTATCTTTCCATCTATTTGGAACATTACTATTTTTTTATGACCTACAAAGTTGTTATCCACAAAACAATTATATCAAGTTAAGACAAATCGTTATACTCTTTAAACCTGCCAGAGTCAAAGTCTGCTACTAGAATAAAGTCTCCTAGATAGCCATTTCTATTCTTTCTAAATGCCGCCTCAATAGCGTCACTGTTTTGCTTTCTACCCAACGCTAAAACAAAGTCCGCATCGTATGCAATTTGTTTTGACCATGCAACCTGTCCCAACTGTGGTACTGATTCTAGGTCTGATGCATCATCTGGTGTAGCAGATGCAATAGCAATTACTGGAAGTTCATGTTGAATCGCAAGCATTTTAAGTTCTCTTGAAAGATTCTTAATCTTTACAGTTTCATTGCTAGTGGTTCCAGAGTTATCACTCATCAACTGTAGATAGTCAATAAATACAATGTCTGGCTTGTACTGTTCTATCTTAGATGCAATAAGATTAGGTGTCGTTTCTGATCCAATCTCATTAGAAATGATTTTAAATGGCGGCTTATTCTTTAGTTCGCTATCGGCCCACTGCCTAAAATCATCTTCATTAAGTCTTCCTGCGCTCATAGCGCGGTGAGAAAATTTACCATTGCCAAGGATTGTAAAAATTCTATTGCGTACTTCATGCTCAGTCATTTCTAGGCTAATGACCATTGGAGTTCTTCCAACTTTCCACGCCTGTACTGCAAAGTACAAAGATAGCCAAGACTTACCAATTGCTGGGTATGCCAGAAGCACACCTAGTTGACCCTTTGATATCCCCATTGGAAGACATGCATCAAACGCCGCAATGTTGGTTTTAATACCTACACAACCAGTCTCAGCAGACTCTCGTAGTTTTTCAAAATAAGATATGGCATCATCTACATCTGTAACATCGATATCTCTTGATCTTGCCGTAACTCTAGAAATTGTGGAAATGTCTGATGTTAATTCTTTTAGCGCCTTAGCGGTTTCATTATTCTGTACAAGATTAGCCGCCTTACGCACAGTATTTCTCATTGTTTCATCTAGATATGCTGACCTTAACTTGTCAATATGATAAATTGTTGGTCCAGCATCTACTGGGTCAAAGTCTCTAAACCTAGTAGCAACTAGTTCTGAATCTGGAATCTGCTTTGTTTGTGAATAGTAATCCTTAATGAATCCCCATATATCTTCACAGTACTGAATAAGTTGGTCGGCACCACTATCATACATTGTATGAATATCTTTATTCTTACACAAGGCAGAGATTACCTCTACCTCATCACTGTATGCCATTCAAATACTCCCTAACTAGTTCCTGTGTCTTGATTCTTCTAGACATACGATTCTCTTCATCACGCTTCTTGTCGTCCATCATAGCCTTAATATGGTCGAAATTGAAGAAAAAATATGATAATGGATGCCCGTCTTTACTAGACCTAAAGTAATAATTTAGGCATTCACAAACACAGTCATATCCATAGTCTTCAATGAGTGAGGAGAAAGCCCATTTTTCCTTATACTTATTAATGTCTATCTTGTTGCCATACTTATCGGCATAGAGTTTTTGATAAAGATCGATTATAGAGTACTCAAGTTTAAATGATTTAGCCATTTAACTCTTCCTCCACCGCCCTTACTTTTTCTACCAGTTTCTTCTCAACATACGCATACACTCTTTCAAATGCATCGTCTACAGTTTCTTTGTCACGAACGTAGTCTTCTATACCAACATCAATGTGTATACTCTCGTAATTACCAAGGTTCTTTACGAATTTTAATCCCGTCCGTACTCTCGTATAATTCTGTTCCATTTTCTTCATCTTCTCCCAACTCTACTAGGTCTGCAACGCCAAAACCAAATGGTCTTTTCTCTTCCTCAGTCTCTGAGATACCAAGAAGTGTTTTGGCTATATCGTACCATGCGTTTGCAGTCCGAATCAAGCCATCTATATCTTTCATGTCTTTTGCAATCTCTGCACTATCCATAAGACATATGGCTGCTGCTAATAATGCTGAGTCTCCACTTAGACTATCATCATTAATGAATTCAATTAGTTTCTCATGCGGTGTTTTTGGTCTCTTAGCCATTAGAACTCTATTGTCCTCCAAACTGGTATAAATTCTCCATCGTCATTCTGAACATAAAGAACTTCTCTCCTGCCTAGCCTAGCATCTACTTCTTCTTTTGTCACGCTATTTCTTTTAGGAGTTATTGCTCCGTCATTTCTAGGTCTACCAAAATGAACATTGGCAAAAAATTCTTGCAAGTTCAGAATGTCCTCATCCATGAAATACCAATTGCCAAGTTCTCCAGCCTGCTGAGGTCTTGGTAATTCTCCAGAATTAACATATGCCCTAATTCTATCTGGATGCCTATTAATAATTTTGGCGGCTTCTCCGATTGAGTATGCTCTTTTTATATATTGTTTTATTGCTTTATATGGATATCTAACTATTTTGTCTTGCTTATAGTTAAAAGTAGTTATTACATCACCTGGGACGTTAATATGTATTTTGTGATGGAGTTCCCCATTAATAAATACTTTTCTACTATGCTTTTTATTTTTTAAAACCCCATACTGCTTTGATGAAGAAATATTTGTTCCTTTTTGTGAATCCATTTAGCAAACTCTCCACGATTATTTGGATGCCTTAGTGACCATCTATTCCCACAGCATAAACAATATAATTCAACATGGATGCTGCTACCGAAAGATCGATCAATCATCACTCTGCCCTGACACTTTTTACATATCATTTTAGTTAGTAAATGTCTTTCCATCCACAACACAGGTATAGTCATGAATTTGAATTAATTGAATATGTGGGTAGTCATTAACCACATGCGCGACAGCAAAACCCGCCTGCCAATTCTTTTGAATACTATAGTCCATAGAATCTTCATCACAAAGATGACCGATCTCAAAACCTCTTAGTTCTTGTCCAGTAAGATTATATGTTTGGAAATATGCGCCCATACGATGAGAGTGACCGCGTACCAGAGAAACGCCCCAATTATTAACATCATTACGAACCGATTCTCCTGCATGTTTCGAAATCGACTCTCCATGGTGTGCATACATATCTCCAAATCGTTTTACTGGGGGCTCATTCCAATTGTGCCACTCAAATCCAGCATTGGAGTATTCATACAAAGTATCTGCTGTAACTAATTCTAAGAATTGTGGTGCCTTCTTAGCAAGGTATTCGCCGTGGCGAGTCCAGCCATGATTCCCATCATGAAAATGGCAATCAGCATTGGGTACGATCTTTCTGATATCTTTGAGAAATTGCCTTGTCTCACGAACGCCTCCATCTTCTAGTGAAATTGACATTTCAAGTGGCTTGTCTGCTGCCCACCTACTTGTTGAATCGGCATCGTCAATATCGCCAAGTAGGTCTACTGCGTCTGGCTTGAACCATTTCATTACCTTAAGAAATAATTCTACTTTTCTTGGATCATGCCTAGGAAAGTGAACATCACTTACCATCAGCCATTTTAGATCATTTGTCATTATTACTCCATTATGTCAACTTACTTATTTTTTGATTTGCACTTTTTAGAACAAAACTCCCATGCCGACTGAATATACAGAGGCACAGTGAAGATGTTACCACATCCGTAACATTTTTTGTCAACCTTTATTGGCTGACAAGAAACACTACATCTTGATCTATTTTTTATTACAGTTGGCGATCCATAAAAAACTTTATGACATTTTTTACATTGCTTAGATATCCAATGTGGAAAAAGACGGTATTGTGATACCGTCTTCATCCCATGTGCTTTATCATGTTGCTGTCTGCTACAAACAAACAAATTTTTTATTCTGTTATCATTCTTTATTTCATTTATGTGATGAACAGTTTCCCAGTCATGAAGATTTCTATTTAGATTTTTTTCTACTACTATAATATGCTCATAGTATTTGCCGTTGATAGATTTAGGATGGTTGCTGGCAACCATAACATATCTGGTTCTATCTTGTTGTTCCCTTTCCAATGGCAATATAATTCACCTGTAATTGAGTATTTTTTGCATCAGTTTTAATAACATCAACTCTGCATTCAAAGTTACCCTTGGTCACTGAGCCTATTGATATTGTTGCATATGGAGTTCCAGAAAGATTATTTCTTCTCCCTCTAGTGTCTGCTACTGTTGCAACAATATGTGGAACGTCGCCAAAGTTGGCACCATCAAATTTCACATTGAATTTATTTTCTTGTTTTTCACCAACATCAAAAATTTCTGTACCACACAGTATGATGACTTCACTAAGTTTTTGAAGACCTTTTCCAAATACTTGAATCTTTTGATTTTTTTTATTATCATTAACACTTATACGAGACTCTAAACTAGTTATTCTGTCATAGAGTGATTTTAAAAAATCATAGGTCAGCGGTTCGCCATCAGTTATGGTTACAATATTACTCATCTTCTTGGTTGGCCTCTAATTCAATGATTCTTTGATCTCTAGCCTGAATCTGCTCGGTGGCCTGTGCCTTTAGCACCGCCAACTTTGTCTCATAGTCGCTGGTCATTTGACCAATACGCTGCTGAAGTTCCTGTACGACTAGTTCTAGTGTGTTAGACATTATTGTTCCTTTCTATGATTGACTCCAATTGTAGCACTCTTTGTTTAAGAATGTCAATATCTTTCAGTGCCTCTTTAAATGCTCCTACTAAATAGTAAACAAATGGTTGCTGTGTCAAATCTTGTGGTATTATTTCACCATTTTCATCTACATCGTCTTTAATCCCGCCGACAGCCTCTGGTATATATTTTTGCACCTCATGAGCAATAAAGCCATATGTTTTTCCAGTATTTTCTATATTTTTCCACTCAAATGTTACTGGTCTAAGACTATTGATAATATTAGAAAAGTCTCTTGTATCATCTTCTATGTTTTTCTTTAATCTATAATCTGATGCAGATACTAGAGTCGGCGCTCCAGCCGCTGACGCTACTCTGATAAATCCTAAATCTACGCCATTTCTTTGGAATTCTATGGCATTCCAGTTAGTTGTATAATTATTTGTAGAATTTATTCTCAAACCTCTTTCTGCTGCACCACCAACATTTCTATTTGTTGAAAGCAGTCCCCCTGTTATGGTGGTATTCCCCCCAGTGGATAGTGTAGAACTAATGCTTGCTGTACCAACAACAGTAAGTGTATTTGTTGGAGATAGAGTTCCTATGCCTATTCTAGTATTAGTTTGATCTAGTACAAAGTTAGAGTCCAAGCCCATAACTGTGCCTCTTAAAGTTATACTTCCAGTTGTACCAGCAGTAAGGCGTAATTGCCTAAATGTGTCTGCGCCTGTTGCTATACCAACATTCATCCAAGAAGAAGATGGGACGTATTCCACCCTAGCCTGATTTGTTGATGAGTTGTTTCTTCTAAATGAAAGTTTAGATAGGTCGGCATCGCTGGTTCCGACAGGACTGGAAGATAGTATAAGATCTCCACCAGAATTAATATTTATAGTTCCAGTAGGGGTTATATTCATTAGTGATTTTGTTGGATCAACATTTCCTACCCAAAGCCTATATGATGGATTTGTTCCAGATATTCCTAATATTCCAGAAGCAGAATTTGATTCCCCCCCTGAAGTCGTTTCTGATCCTAATTGTCCAACTATAATTTTACCGTCCGCATTTATTTCTAAAGCATCGGTAAAAAGCATACCATCATTAAACTTAAATCCTGCAATTTCAGAATAGTTATTTGATAGAGAAACATCTACGCTGTCCCACCATACTGTTGTCGATGCGGAGGTAGTTGTAGTTCTTAAATGAATACTATTATATAGATCAATAGATGATCTTGGAGTAAACCTACCACTGACTTTTGTCCAGGTATTTGCAGTAAGTTCTGTTGCTCCTAAAATACTAGTAATTACAGTAGATCCAGATTGAAAATAATCTGGATATGTAATTGCTGAAGAACTCAGAATCCAAATATCTATAAAGTCGTTTGATGAAATAGATAAATTAGATGCTGATCTTACCCATGCAGAAATAATATACTCCTGTCCTGGAACTAAAGAAATGTTTTGATCAATGGCGGTGGAGTATCCTGGAGATTGACTAGTTTTTATTGAGTACCCGCCAGAATAATATATTGATGAGTCTATTGTCGCACTATTTGGCACTCCAAAATATCCCCAAAATGTTCTCCATGGACTTGTTGACCCAGTATCAAATCCTCCATTAGTGATGGTACTCGCTGAATCTCCTGTCGTTAACTTAAATAATTTTGAATCAGATACTGAGTATCCAACTAGGTCTGTGCTATCAAATTCTATTCTCTGATTAGATATGCTACTTTGTGCTAAAATTTTTCCACTTCCAAAAACTCCAAGGGTTCCTGTGAATGATCCACTTTGTGCATTTATATTACCAATTATTGATGCACTGTTGGCAACTAAATTTCCAAATTGATTAACACTAAATACTGTTGGATTGCCAAGCCTAAACCCGCCAGAAGACGACACGATAACGCTGGCCGTTGACATTTGATTATTTGCTAAGGTGAATCCCGCTATAGATCCTACAGAGGCAGTAATATGCTGAGCAGATATAGATCCTGTGAATTGTCCAGAATTTGCTGTAATATTTCCCGTTATAGATGCAGATGTGGCCCTTAGATTTCCAAATTGATCGACGGAGAATATTGTCGGATTTCCTAGTCTGAAGCCACCAGAAGAAGAAACAACAACTGATGCTGTAGACATCTGATTATTTGATAAAGTGAATCCAGCAATGCTTCCAACAGATGCAGTTATGTGTTGTGCTCTTACAGAGCCAGTAAAATTACCAGATCTAGCATTTATATTTCCATCTATATATAGGTCAGTGCCGTCAAAGGCTAGAGATCCTGTTGCACCTTTTAGTTTAAATCTAGCATTCTCATCTACATAGAAACCATTTCCAGTTGAATATGATGTAGCCACCCCATTTTGTACATTGTAAATGGCAGCGGAGGCACCAACAGATCTAAATCCTCTAATTACTATACCGTCTGTTACGCTTCCACTTGAGTCTACGTTTCCATAAATCATATTCGCATTAGATGCACTCTGGCTAACTATTCCTGTTGGTATAATCCTAAATGTTCCAAGTCTTGGTGATCCAGATACTGGAAGTGCGAATGCCTCAAGCCCATTGGAATGGAATCCAAATAAACCGCTTGCATTGAGAACTGTTCTTTGTCCAGAGTCAACACTGCTACCAGCAAAAATTGCTCCACTGGAACTTACTGAAACGGCACCAACAAATCTACCAGCAGAGGCAGTTATATCTCCACTAAATGATCCAGAAGTTGCATTTATTCTTCCAGAAATTGAAGCAGTATTAGCCACAAGATTACCAAATTGATCAACTGAAAACACGGCTGGGTTTCCTAGTCTAAACCCACCAGAAGAAGACACAACAACGCTTGAAGTAGACATTTGATTATTAGCCAGAGTAAAGCCTGCGATAGTACCAGTAGATGCAGTTATGTGCTGTGCAACTACAGAACCTGTAAATAGTCCACTTTGGGCTGTTATGTTTCCTGTTATTGAAGCACTAGTTGCTACAAGCCCACCTGTTGATGTTACTCTAAATGGTGCATTAGTAGGTGTAGCACTGCCAGCCCAAAGTCTAAAGTTTGCATCTGAAGATGAGAGTTCTACTACATTTTGACCAGTACCAAGAATAATATCTCCTGTACTTACAATGCTTGCATTCGTACCAGAAAGAATACTAGCAGAAAGCCCCCAGCCAGCAATAGTTCCTGTTGATGCAGTTATATGTTGAGCAACAACAGAGCCTGTAAATCTACCAGATGTTGCAGTAATATCACCTGTAATAGAAGCAGATGTAGCACGCATATTGCCAAATTGATCTACGGAAAAAATTGTTGGATTGCCAAGTCTGAATCCTCCAGAAGAAGACACAATTACAGAAGCAGTAGATAGTTGATTTCTTGAAAGATTAAATCCACCTACATTTCCAACTGATGCAGTAATATTCGTAGCATTTATACTGCCAGTTACTGTTAGTGTGCTACCGCTCCATACCACATTATTAGCAGAGCCACCGACCCCAAACTGCCCATCAGAATACCAATAGTTGTTGGCATCAATATAGATACCGTCGTTAGTACCATTTACGTCATTTGAAATTCTAAGAAGAGTTGGACTTGCTCCAACCTGTAAAGAGTTTACTGTAACTGGTGCAAGAATATTTACAGAGGCACCAATAGTTACCGCCGACCCATTGTAGACTATTCCACTAGATCCCCCAACATCTAATGTGGTGGCAGTAAGAGCGCCTGAAATAGATGCTCCTGTAGCACTTAATTCCCCTGCATAATTAACTCTAAATGGTGCTGTGGCACGACCAGTAAATGGAGATCCAGAGAATATTGCTATGTCTGATCCAGTAAATGCTGATGGAGCGTAGAATCCAACACTAGCATTACTTAAAAGATTTGCTCCAATTTCCCATCCAGATTCACTATCCCCTATGTATCCAGATGTAGCCTCAATTCTTCCACGCACTGCGACATTGGTAAAAATTGCATTACCTTCTTGGCTGATATACCAACCAGCAGACCCAAGTGTTTTATCAGAAAAGTCTTCTTTTATAACTACTACTTGAGTAGCAGAAGATGCATAAGTAACACTTTTAGTTTCTTCTGAATCTACATAATATAATGTTGTTTCTCCAGTATATGATCCTAATTCAAGTAGGGGGTCTTGTTTCGATACACTAAGAATTGGATAAAAAACATACTCTGACCCAGAAGATATTCCTAGTAGTTGTCCAGCAATTACATCAGAAACAGAAACGCTTGCGGGACCACCAGAAATCCACCCATCAAAATTATTGGAGGCTATTGCCTTTGTCATAAATCTTACTATGCCAGAGTCATCCTCATATCCCATGATAGGAGTATTGTTAACAAACTCATCTGGTGTTCCGTAAGATTCTGCCATTATATCTCCTATTATACTGGCCTTGAAGCCTTTTTCCAAATTGGATTATTGCTGTCATCTAATTGAAGCCAGGTCCCACTCCAAGTATTATCTTTATTTTTTATATATCTAGCAATAGCAACATAAAACTCAATATTATTACCATTTGCATTGTCAAAAAAACTTGCATACGCCTGCTTATTCCCAAATGCATCAATCACTGCTGAATAGGATGGTGGATTTGATCCAATTGCAGTTTTATCATTCATAAGTTTTTTTTCTGTTCCTGTAGTGATTGGGTCAGAACTTTGAGAATATGCAAATATAGCAATATCTTTTGCATATTCATTATAAAGAAATGTATTAATATAATTATTTTCTAAAGAAATTCTATATCTTTTGCCCGTCGCTATTTTAATAATTTCTTTAATAGAATTAACTGATGGATTTAAAGAGCCAGACCCCACACCCACCCTTGATTTTTCAACCTCTATCGAAACATATGGGAGTTTTTGATCTTTAGATGTTATTCTATAGTTTCGATTATTTAGCGAAGCAAGTGGGCCGCTTGATGCAGTAACATTCATTAGATCATTAACTCTGATTGAAGTAGGAGAAGAATTTAGTTTAATCGTAACCTTATTAGTAGTACGATTTCCTTTTATTGCTTCAGATTTATAACTTGAAATTCTATATTCAGTGCCCTGGTAGGATTCTACTGATTGTACTTGAAATTCCGACGTAACATTAACAAAATCTATTCTTCTTGGATACTTTGGTATGCTTACTGTTATTAAGTCAGATAACTGTTCATCGAACATTTCTGAGGCCAGGTTAAATTGCCAAATTTCTCCAGAATTAATCTTTTTAACATCGTTTCCACTTAAAGATATTTTTGTAGACATTTATATTCCCCCGCTGAAATTAATCAACAGGGAGTATTGAATGGCTACTGGAATAGATGCTGGTTTTTGTATTGGTGTGGCTAGAACAGCCCTTGATATCATTCCAAATGTTGTATCTGTTAAATATGTCCCAACATCTGAACGAATTGCATCGATAGCAATCGTTGATGCCGTTCCATTCCAGAATCTTACAGATGTAATGTTCTCCCATGATGGTGATCCAGTAATGCTTGCAGAACCCTTTTGTGCTGTTAATATCCTATATCCTGAAGCAGATGGAATGTCGAAAGATAAAGTATAGTGATTTGATGAATCTGTCATAAATCTTGTATAGAAAAGTCCAGAAGCGGTGTCATGTGATTTAAAAAATGCAAACTTAAAAAGATCTTGTGATGAGTATGATGATAGAAAAGATAAGGAATTGTCGTCTGTAATTTTTTCTATATAGTTAGATGTGCCGTCGCCGTTTCCTGGCATTGAAAGAACCGATGTTCCAATTCTAGCACTAGCAGAAACAGTTAATGAAGCAGTTGACGCACTACCATTCTTTATAAATAAATCTATTTGATCAAAGTCAAATAGCGTAGATCCATCAACAGTAATTGTTGAATCAACATTGGTGGATGGATATACTGCTACTTCTCGTATTTCATATTGATATGGGTCTACTATTTCTCCATAAAAAACAATAGCGTCATTACTATTGATGGCATCAAATGTGTTACCGACCGCTTTTGTTCTTCCTATTTCAAACCCCAATGTGTTATTGGTTATTAGAGTTGATGCTGAATTAAGAGTATTTGGAGTAGAATCGATTCCAAACGCTATTGAATCTACAAAGTTGGGTATAATTCCCATCAATGATTTAATTACGATGGCTCGGCCTGCGGAAGTAAGAGCATTTTTCTGCTCTCCTATCAATTCCCCATTGGCATAAAATCTATAAATTCCATCAATAGATTTTATATCATCTTCATGCATGACGCTCCTTATCGCTATGTCTTTTGTTTAGGAGATGCTGTATGAATTTTCAAATCATCAGCACCCAGACCATCGTAATCTAAAGAAAGTGTTATTTCGGCATCTCCTCTACTATTATATATGAAATTGAACATTTTTAGATATTCTGGATAATCAGAATTTGGGAGACCAGCAAAATTATACCCTACTGCCAGCCGTGATCTAATTTCATTTACTATGTCGGTAAACTGGTTTCTTATAAAATTAGACTGTCTTGGAATATCAATTTCATCTTCTGGAATGAAATTTATAGTGTCATAGTTAACATCTAAAACGAGTATGCCTTTCATGCTGTCGATAAGTTCTTTAGTCAGCCTTTCTGTTTCTTCTTTTACCAATTTTTTAATGTTTGGCATACCTATTGGGTCATTAGATTTATCTGGCTGATCTTCATCTGTATTATTTCGTCCTGGATTTCTTGGCATTATGACTCACCTACCTGTATAAGAGTTACTTTCATAGATGGGCCTTCTTCAGAAACTGATCTATTTATTTCAGATACAATAAATACAGAATTACTAAATATTGAATTGTCCATATTATATCCTCTATCGGAGGAAAAGACTCTAACCTTGTCCCCTAATTCGATAAGTGGATTAGGAAACATCTCTAGTGATATCTTGAATCTTTGATTACTGCAATTCTTTAAAATCCATTTCATAAGTTTATCTGCTTGATCAATACTTTGGATATAAGTACTATCTATATTAAATCCTTTAATACCATATACAGATTTATTGAATTCTATGTCTGTTGATTTTGTTCCGTCCTCATCTATTTTTTTGTATATGCTATCTACTGTTATGTTGCCCGTGCTTAATTCTTCTAATTGAGGCCCCAAAATCCATAAAGGAAGATCATCTTCATCTACAATTCTAATTGCAGTATTAGACGTATTGACAACAACAACTTCTGCTCCAAAGGGAGTATATCTTTGTTTTTTAATCATATACTGTGGATTAACTCTTGATATATCTATTAGTTTAGAAAAGAGTACTGGCGAATTATATCTTGGCTCATACTTTTTAACCTGTCTAACAATTTTACCAAAATCATTGTAATATAGCCTAAATCTATTTTTAAATAAGTAATGCGTACTCTGAGGAATACTTCCTCTCTGCACTAATTCATCAAACTCTACATTGGCTTTGAATATGCTTTCATTTGCGCCAGCCTTATTTGTTTTTGCTGCGGCATAAATATTTTCATATATGGCCTCAGAATCATTTCTAACAAACATGAATACATTTTTCTTGTCTTTAAAGTATCTAGTAGGGACCTTATCTTGAATCTTTTTCTTTGGGCTTATGTCTCGTCCACCATAGTATATTTTAAATTCTACGCCTTTATTGGCATATTCCATTCTTATTTCTAGATCAAACACTGGGTCTCCAGGATTATTTTCTCCAGCGACTACTTGAGCATCAAGATTCGAAACTGTGTATGATTTTACTTGTGCAGTTGCTAATAAATTAGGTTTGATCTTTCCATCTTTAGCCTCTAATTTATAAAATCTTAAATTATTTTTAAATGCTTCCTTAGCAGCAAAATCTTTACCGGACCCTAAAGTTTCTACTTCAAGGAAGTACCCTGAGTTTATAATTGTTTTTCCGCCCTGCCTTTTCATGTCAAGGCCGATTCCTACTCCAGCAATAGAAGAATTTGTTGTCATCTGAGTCTGGTTTCCTTTAGTATTTTTTCTGGCGGAGTATAGTCTCATTGTCGTTCCAACAATATTTGGAGTAAATTCTAGATCTATCTTTTGACCGTAGACAAACCTTTCTCCAAGAGTATAGACATAGGGGTCAAACTCCGATCCAGGAACAAGGTCATCTACTTTATCATCAATTTTATTTTGTGCAGATAATACTTGATTGTCTGATCCAGCATTTAATGCTTTTCGATCCTCTAGAGGAGATCTATTTCCTATAAGTCTTAAATATCCAAGATACGTTTTATAGTTTTCTTTTGGAAGTTTGAGGGCTCTTTTTATCTTTTGTATACCAGATATTTTGGAAAAGTCATACAGCACAGTTATTTTAGGAAATCTTCCTGGGGCTTCTACGTTTGGTTTTCCACCAATTATTATACTAAATCTATCATTTTTTTCTAGTCCAGTGGAATTTTCATTAAATGCTTTATGTGCTGCAACCTTAGTCCCAAATTGTGCCCTTCCATCTCCATCAACTATATAAGAATAGGTTCCGTCATCATTACTATTATCTATTCTAAATCTTACATAATTTACCAATGCTATTGGAACTATAGACCCTCTTAATTCAGATTTATTAATAAAATTATTTAAATCTTCTCTACTAAAAAATACTTTTGGAACCGTAGAGCCATTGACAGAATATGCTATTCCATTATATTCAATGATTTCACTATCTACCATTACATATCCAGACATTGTAGGAAATGTATATATTTCATTTCTATCAAGATACATGAGTAGTGATTGCTGTTTGGCTGAATTTGTTGTTGCTTCCTGGACCATTATCTTGATGGCCTCATGCTGATCTATGGCATCAATTGGTGATGTGTATAAATTTTTAACTCTTGTACTAGAAATATCTTTTAGAAGATTGGCTGCTCCTAGAACAGATTCATTATCAGATCCTGGTGACCAGACTTTACTAAATGTATAGTTGTATCCAGTTCCAACTAAAGAGTTGGCTGGCATATCATCTAATATATTTTTAGGAATAGCATCCTCTAATATAGATGTTCCTGGAGACTTTCTAATTCCATAGGAATGATATGTTATTGTTCCCTCAGTCACTGGATCAATTTTTTCTTCCTGTGCTGTTATAACATTTGGCTTGTATCCATTAATATATGAATATTCTGTATTTGATGTAGTATATTTGTCATCATATATCGCCCAGAAGTCTGTTCCTCCGCTTGTCGTACTGGTAGATTCATTAATTCTTTCAGTATTACAAACTCTTTCTTTGGTAAGAACATTGAGGTTACCAACAGCATCGATGAACATCGCTGATTGAGTCGCCACTGCTATATTTTCTAAAACCTCAGCAACGGTTTGCTCTCTATTACAAAAAAAGTTTTTTATTAAAGTATCCTCGTCGGTGGCATCAGAATTGGATTGTTTAAATTCATATCCAGTAATTCCAAGATTATCTAAAAGCATAAGAATAAGTACGGAAAAGGGTATTCCCTTTGATGTAATTGTAGCCAAATCGACCGCATTTGTTTCTTGAAATATCCTCATCCTATCTGATAATGAAACATTTGCTGTGTAGTCTTCACCAATGTCCCAAGAATCTGAATACATTACTTTTAGGGGAACATTAGAAGATGACACTGTTTGATAGAATCTGAACTCAACATCGGGGGTTAAAAGATGCTGGGCTGCCGCGCTTCCAGATAAAAGGAATGTTTGACTTTCATTTGAAAGCATGACATTGCCATTTGAAGAAACAATTTTTCCTACTGGGAGGCCAAACTCGCCTTCTGCAATTGATGAATTAAATGAAAAACTTTCTGTATATGCAGAAACATCTGCTTCCAATCTTGGCGACATTTCAATAAGTTCTAATGATGATCTAAACTTTCTAGAGACATTAGATATGGTTGCAATAACTGGAGACATTTCAATAACTCTTAACCTTATTCCTTTTATTAGTTTTGTTTGAGTTGATGGAGAGGATATCTCGCTAAGATTAGTTATTCTATTTACAGTTTTTGTCCAAAAAGCAGTATTGTTGTAATAAATTTCTAATTTGCCATTTACCCAGTCTGTTGCTGATGTGCCATTATAAACTTGCTGCCAGGAACTTCCAACTAATATATCAACATAGAAGTTTTCTGGAACAGAAACATGATTTTGAACAGATATCAATATTTTATTACATGGAAATGAGTTCTCGTACACAACAAATGGATTGGCGTTATTTATTGCACCATTAACATTTGATACCCCAGCATACTGACTTATATTATCTTTAGATAAGATATTAGAGTTAATGATTTTAGCGCTATTGAAATAATCATACCTTCTACTTTCAGTAAACGGATAGTACCTTGCACTACCAGTTGAAAGATTATTCATTCTCATAGAAGAAGTATTCTGCCCTATTAACATTCCTGGGAAATATTGAGTTAGTACAATTCCTGGATTTGGTCTATCTCCTTTAAAAACCGATGCTAGGCTTGAAAAATATTGTGCTTCAGGGGCTTCTTCTGTACTGTCATCATCATATACATAAAATGTATTACCGCTAGAAATTGTTGCATCTAATGAAGAATAATTTGAACTTATTGATCCTGCGGCACCAGATCCTTGATATACTCCATACTGACTTATCTTTTGATATTTATTCATATTCCATTCAGATATAACTAAATGGGTACTCGTTATGGAGTCAGATGATTTCATTAGATTTTTTATAGTTGTGTTATGAATCATTTATACCTCCGCTAACGACAGTGACATGTCCCATAAATCATAAATAGCGCCTCTTGTTTTTACATTGTATGTAAAACTTTCAAAGAAAACATTATACGTTTCAACTCTATATTTTACTGGAATGTCTCCAGTTCCTTCTGGATTTGGTGTGTCATATACGAGTAATACATAAAAACTATCTGTATTGTTTTCATACCAGTTAAGTATTTCTTTACCGCCAGCCCATCCTGGTGCAAATGTAGTTCTATTTTCAGAAACATATGAGGCGCTAGATGGAATGTCTGCCCAGGAAAGAGAGAACAGTTTTTTATCTGCAACATGATATGACCTCATGGTGCCATCGATCATTCTTTTTCTATATTCTATTCTATCTAATGAAACTTGTAGGTCAGATCGGTTGTCGTCGGTAATAAAAATATAATCGGTTCCAGCAGTTCCAGAAATATTCCATGATCCATCTACTGCATTATTTGGTATAGGTGCTGATGCTGTAAATGCCATTAAACTTGGTCTGAACCATGTCTTATATAAATTTATAGCCACTATGATACCACCCTGCTATGCTGTCTGCGAGTCTTTTCAGAATTTATTCTCTTAATAACTATATCTGCTACCACCGCTGGGTCCTTAACTCCATTTGCATTAATATTAATATTATACATGCTGCTGTTAGCACTAAAGTTTGATGAGGGCATTGATACTTGGCCTCCTAGATTATATCTAGGCATAATTCCTTTTCGTGGAATTGATCCAATCATTCCACCATTAGCATATCCTCTTGGCCTGCCAGCAGAAGAAAAATGTTGTTGGTTCCAAGAATTAAATACACTTTCAGTTCTAACGCCAGTTGAAGGACTTGATGCTTCAACAATTCCACCTTTACCATCATACATTGATGCGTGGTGGGCACCATTTTTAAAGAAGAATAATAGATCTCCTGCCTTGCCGCCAGTGGTCCAAGTTTTTGGATCTAATTGACTTCCAATTCTAGCAACTTCATTTACTTGTGTATAAGAGTATGGGGTTAGTCTTACTTTAGCATTATCATCATCGTATCCCTTACTGGGATCTGCTCCAGTGGCTACTGCCCATGCCCATGCGGTAAGTTTTGTGCAGTCCCAACTATTTGGAGGGCGAGCACCAGGAGGTGTATCTACATATGGCTCTCCAACTTGCGATCTTGCATAATTAAGGGCCGCATCTCCACCAGTACCTGTGGGAAATGTTTCATTATTTGTAGTTCCACTACCACTAGAGCCTCTTCCACCTCTATTTCCCCTATTTCTATTTTCTTTTTCAAGTGGTTTTCTTTGTACAAATCTAGCAAACGGGCTTCTATCCTGTAATCTAGGTGGCTTATCTCCAATTGGGTCGCCAACTCTTCCACCATTAGCGAATCTACCAGCATTAACAGCGTCAAAGAATTCTGGTCCATACCTTTCAACACTGGATGCACGAATAACATATTCTCCGTTGGAAAGATAAGCAGGAATAAGATCATCTTTTGGACCGCCTGGTCCTGATATATATCCACCACTAGCACGATTTTGTGGAGCAATATCTGGCTGTTTCCTAAATTGTGGAAATCCTAAATATTGAAAAACATCTTGCATTGGCCCAGCGGAGCCAAAAACATCTCTATACATACTGGATAATTCTGCTGTAGCATCCTGAGTAGTAATATCTCTTTGAATGATTTGCTGTTGAAGTAAAGCATGTGTTTCTTTCAATAAATTATCAATTCTAGTTTTATATTTAAAAGCCTCGGAAGTTCCAAATGCTTTTTCTATATCTTTTATAGATGCTAGTTCTTCTTCTCTTATGTTTTCAATTAGTGTTTGCATTTCATTATTATTAATTCTTTGTTGTTCTATTTTTGCATTTTGTGCATCAATGTACGCCTGCTTTTCATCTTCAATGCCCTTCATTGCAGAGTCATGCGCTCTTTGATCAAGATCCATCTGCTCTTGTTTTTTATCTATTGCATCTTGAATGGCTTCAGTTTCTGCGCTCTTTCTATCTTCAATTCTTTGTATTTCTTGTTCATATGCATAGTCGGCGGCGTTAGCCTGCATTTCATTTCTAGCACCAAGGAATGCGAACACATCTCCTTCAGCAAGACTTTGTAGCGCACTCATACTTGATTTGCGTTGATCAGCATGGAACTTATCTGCCTTCTGTCTCTTTTGTATTGAATCTACATAAGCATCTGCACTTTTTTCTATTTGTTCTTGTTCTTTTTCAAGTGCTTTAATTTCATCTTCAGCGGCCTGTTGTTGTTGCTCAAATGCCTCTGACATTCCTTCTGATCCAGACTCAAATTTCTTAAGTCCAGCATCTCTATTGCTTATTAATTTATCTAATCTGGATTGTCCTTGTTGAAGCATTTTGCTCATTGAGCCTTCTTCAGATACTAATGCTTGGACTTGACGTTTTGCTGCATTAACGGCATTTTGTAATGCTGCTGTGTTGACTCTAAAATTAACTTCAACTTCTAGTGCTGGAATGCCACCCTGAGTTATAATTTGTTGAATCTCTCCTGGTGTTATGCCAGCAGATATTGCTCTCATTATTGCCTGTGACTTTTCTTCGCTATCTCCAATAAATCTTCCAAGAGCATCACCAGCATTTTTATCTATTGATGTTAAAAAGTCTTTTACTGGCTGGGGGTCAAACGCTATCTGACCATTTTTTCTTGCTTCTTCTGCAAGTCGATCAAATGCATCTATTGCTTTTTCTGGTGCCTTTTCAAAAAGCACAAATAGTTGTTCTGTTATTCCAACAAGTTGTCCAGATGTAATATCTGACATAGCCAAAATATCAGAATTCATTTGATTTATTGCTCTAGCCCTATCTGTATTTCCAAAAACTCCTGGTTGGGCCAATGCAGCATTCATTGGCATCAGTCCTATGCCACTATCTCCATAAGCAAATGCACCCTCTTGTGGCTGTGATGATGGATAGATGAGTTCTAACTCTTCACGCATTTGATTTGCCAGTCCTGCATTTTGAGATGGGCTAAACAAAGTTACAACATTTTCAATCATTTGTCCAGTTGTCATCTTTTTAAGCATTTCATTCTTCATTGCTACACCGAATGCAGTACCTCCTGCTGTTCCAGCCTCCTCAGCAATAGCCTGAACTGCATCTTTAGCCTCTTGTGCAGATAATCCAGATGCAACCATTTTATTAAATGCAATAGCGAGTTGTTGAGCGCCTGCTGTAGCAGTAGAATACTTAAGTCTTTCTATAAGTGGAGCGTAGTCTTCTCTGACAGCCTCTTTAAGAGCATCATCAATTTCTGATATATCTTCTAGCCCAGTCTGTACCTCTAAAGTATTTTGTTTAATAATTTCAGTAACATCACTAATACTTTTACCAAAATATTCAGCAGTTTTGGCTGGGTCGGCAAACGCTGATATTGCTCTTTGTCTGGCTTCTTCCGCCGCATTCTTATACATAACGAATCCAGCAATTGCTGCTGTAATACCTACACCAGCGGCTATTCCTACTGGACCGCCAAGCATTGATAGTGCTGCTCCTCCACGAACTAGTGCTGAAGTGGCAAGACCAGTAGTTCCAGCGGCGGCTCTGGTTGCACCAGCAGCGCCTACTTTTCCTCCAAGTGTTCCAAGGCCAAGAAGATTTGTTGGCATCTTACTTGGCATAAGCATCATAAGGCTTGAGACAGCCATTAGACCCATACTAAATTTACTTAATGCTTGTGTAGCAGCGGAAGTTTGATCTCCAAACATAGTAACTGTTGAGGCAGCCATTGAAAGGCCAAACATAGCATTCATTGCTCCACTACCCATTAGTGAGCGGCGTTCATCATCTGCAACTGATCCAGTTCTTTGTGGCATACCTGGCATACCTAGATCTACTACTGATCTTCTTATTCTTTCTGTCTCTCCACTGGCTCCGCTGAATCTTAAGGGAAGTCCAGTTGGTCCATAAATTGTTGATACTGTTGGTCCAAGGGACATTTGTCTGGGATCAATGATGGGGCCAGTGGCAGTGGCTCCACGACCTGGAATTATCAATCCTGATGTTACCTCTGCTGCTATTCTTTGACCAGCAGGTTTTCCATCAACGGAGTCTGCCCCAATAATGAATCCATCTGATAAATTCTTTCCAACTCTTTCTGCCTCTCTTGATGGTGATGATTGTTGAGAATGAACCTTTATTGCTGTCAACACTTCATTTGGAAGTTCTGCTACCTGAATTCCAGTATTTATCATTGTTTCTCTTATTCGTTGTAGGCTTTGAGCAAGCACATTTTTAACTTCTAGGGAAACTGCATCTGTTTGTCCTCGCATTGAGTTAAATATTGATAAATATCTATTGTATGCAGTCTGCATTTCTGCATTTGTAACTCCTGCAAGTTGTTGTTGTTGTAGTGTTTGATTTAAATACTCTCTTAGTCTAAGAGTAACGGTTGTTTGTCCACGAACTGCTCTTTTCGTTGCTGGCACAATACCAGATTCAATATCTTGAGCCATAGACTGTAAGACTCTTCTATACTCTGAAACATCCATTTCATGTTGAATTGCCCCAGTTTCAACAGCGTGCATTATTCTCTGACGTTGTTTTTCATCTTGTATAATTTCTTCTGCTTTTTGTTTGAAGAATCCAACATTTCTTCTAGTGGACAATATTGTTTGTAGTTGATTTTCTGCCTGTGTAATATTTTTCCACAAATCAACATGCCAACCTAGATTACCGCCTCCACTGAATTTGTATGCGTCCTGCCTTGAAACATTTCTAACCCCTACTCCACTTTCTGATTCTTGTAGTCTTTTTATAAGTGCATACATTCCTGGCATATCGCTTTGAACAGTGGAGAAGATATGTCCTTTTGCGGTTCCCATCTCCATGCCATTTTGGAATCCTTGAATGGTTCCTCTATTCATTGCTGAAAGAATTAGTCCAAATTTAGAAGTAGCCTCTTTATTCATTACAAATTCGCCTGGTTCAAGGAGGGCTGGTATTCTATCTCCGCCTCCAAATCCACCTGGAACCATCTCTGGCCCCATGCTTCCTCTTGCTCTTCTAATTGGGGCTGGTACTGGGCGAACCATCATATTTGGAGAGGTCGTTGCTGTCTGTCTTAATTGAGTTAGATATTTTCCAAGTTCTCTGTTTAGTCCAGCGACTATTCCTGTTTGATTAGCAAATGATTGAGAAAGATTATCTACTTGTAATGACGCTGCGGCAGTTTCTGCATCAAGAAGTTCAAACTTCTGTACATTGATTCCGCCAATTCTTGCTCCAAGAGAAACTATAGACATTCCAAATTTAATTGAGTTACCTATTAAGTTCTTGAACAGGCCGACGAGCATCAGAACTGGGCCAGCAATTAACGCCGCTCCTGCAAGAATTTTCATTGGTTCTTTTAGGAATGATGGCATATTTTCAAAACCAGATTTAACAACATCAATGATTCCAGAAAGTTTTTCAAGGGCTGGCACAAGCATTTCAAGAAGTGACGCGCCCATTGGAATAAGTTGGTTCTTAACAGTTTCTACCATTCTTTGGAATCTTACTGTGGTTGATTCAGTATAGGCTTTCAATTCTTGATTTGCAATGGCTGCAAGTTCAGTTGTAGATGCTCCTGCTAATTCCATTGCCTGCTGTGTCTGTGATCCTGCTTTTCCAAGGTTATTGAAAAGAGCAGAGATACGAGCAAACTGATACTTACCAAAAATTTCTTCAATAATCTTTGATCTTGAGAATGCATCAAGACCATTAAGGGCTTCTTGTACTGCAAAGAGTGTGGGCATCAGTTGTCCCTTATTTGCATCAACTATGCCAACTAGGTCCACACCGAATTGTTTGGCTACCTCAGATGCTTTCTTTGTAGGATTAATAAGAGATGCCAGACCAGACTTAATTGCGTTCGCGGCTTCGGCTGCTGGGATACCGCCTTCTTTCATTGCTACCATTAGGACAGAAAGATCTTGAATAGATCCACCAAGTCCCTTAACAACTGGACCAGCCTTTGGAATTGCTTCAACTAAATCATTAAGAGTTGTTGATGTTTGGTTTTCAATAGCGTTAAGGAAGTTAATTGATTCTGCTAATTCATTTGTATTTTGTTTAAATGCACTCTGAACAGCAAGAGTAGCCTTCATTGCCTCTTGTCTATCTACTTCACCAAGAACAGCAAGTCTGTTAGTTTGCTCTACTGTATCTAGAAGATCTTGTCCTTCTTTTCCAGTGGCAGCAATATCGGCAGCCAGCCCAACAGTTTCTTTAGCAGCCACCCCATATTGAGATGAAATTGTTGCTGCTAAGTCCATTACTTGTTTTTTCATTTGTTCTGTAGCAGCAGCAGAGGTTCCAATAACATCTTGTCCATAAACCTTAGCAAATCTTGTCATTTGCTTATCAATGTCCATGAATGTTTTAGCAAACGCTGCGCCAAACAAAACTACTGGCATGGTAAGGCCAACTGTTAACTGTCGTCCAGTCCACTGTGTATTCTTACCCATATTGATAAGATCATCGGCACCATTTCTTACTAACTGATTAAATATGCCAAATTCTTGACTTAGAAGTTTCATTCTTGTGGAGGCATTTTTAAAATCTACTTGAGTAGGAACAGCCATAAGACCTTGCATTTGACCAGCAGCATTTCTACCAACAGGAACAGCAATTGCCTCTTGGAACCTAACTTGCTCTCTAGCAAGTTGTCTCATCATTGATGATTGTCTGGTATATCCACGATATGCTTCTGCAAAATACTCTCGCATAGTCATTTTATTGCTGGCAAGAGCCTTACCAAACTTCTCAGTCTGGCTTGTTATATTAACCATTTGAGTGGTAAATCCACCCATGCTAGAAATATTTGCAGCAAAAGCCTCTACCATAGAGTTTCTTGCCTTGATCGCTGATTTATCTAATGAATTAAATGCCAAATTGAGCATACCGATTTGACCAGCAAGCGCTTTTGCCTGCGCCATCGCAGAGCCAAAATCAGCGTCGTACCTAAGAGTGGTTGTAATACTATCCAACCTCAGCGCCCTCCATGATCATGTATTCAACTCCCATATCAGGAGTTATTCCCTCTGCTACCGCACCAGCCAAATTAGCATCACCAGTTAATCTTGCTACTGCCCTTGCCTGTATCTCTTCTACCGTTGGAAGTTTCTTTGAAACTGTTGTGCTCGTATCATCTTGGGAATTTTCATCTAAATCAATTCCCTGTAGTGCTGCCATAAACTTGTTTCTTCTTTTTTCTGTAGCGTGTATTGCATTAAGGGTAGCCATTATTTCTGGCATGGAAAGCGACGACTCAAGTTCATCGTAGTCTTTCCAGTGACCTAGTAGAAAGACTTCTGAGACTATCGGTACTAGGTCTAGTTCGTCCCAACTTGTGCCTGAGCCGTCGCTAGGAGATTTGGGTCATTGAGCCTAATGTCAGCGGATACCTCTAGGATCTTGTACATTGTTTGCAAATCTAGATCATCCTCTACAGAATCCGCCTTCTCTGGTGCTAGGTGGCTCATTGCTATTGAAGTACATTTGATAAGAATATCAAGGAAGTCGTCTTCGTTTTGAATATCTGAAGTCTTCTGCCACTCCTTCATAACTAATCTTAATGTCTTCAAGTTTAGGGGCTTAACAGTAATTACTGTTCCATCTTGCAACTCTAAATCAATGGTTTCATATACTTTTGTAGCCATTTTTTCCCTTTCTAGTTATATCTCTATTATACATTAGACAAAAATAAAAGATGCAGTAAAAACTGCATCTTTTATTCTATATTAAGTTGTATTTATATATTAGTAAACTCTGTCTACAATCTTGCCGTATGCGGCATTTCCATCGGAAGCAGAATTATCCTCTGATGGTAGCAATCTGAAGTTTACTGGGAAGAGTGTTGCATTATCTCTTTGAACTGCCACGCCTACTGCATCCATTGATACTGCACGGTAACCAATGTAAATTCTTTCGGCGCGTCCTAGGCTTGCTGGTGCTGGGCCTACGAAAGCAACTGATCTTTCAATTGGTGTGTAGCCAAGGGCACCACCATTGATATCAAGAACTGCTGCTACTGGGTTGGCAGACGCACCTGTCTCAAGATGTGCTGATGCTGTTAGTCTTCCTCCAGTTGATGTTGCACCGTCTGCGGAGGCGACTAGCGCAGATGCTGTTGCACTTGCAGCAAAATCTCCAGTTGCTCCTGTCTTACCGCCAATTGCGACATATAGATTCTCAAGAGTTGTCTCTGTGAGAGATGTTGCAACCATAACTCTTTGTGAAGACTTGAATAGTCTTGCTACGTCCAATAGTTGGTCAACAACCACCTCACCGTATGTTGGCTCAATGTTCATTGTTACACCATTTTGTGTGTAGCCAAGATGATACCATGATGCTGAATTAACCTTAGTTGGGTCTTGGAGGGTATCGGTTGAAGCGGTTGCTCCAATTCTGCTAAGTTCGATACCTGATGGGCCAACATAGAATGTGGCTGCACCTACAATGATGTTTTTTGCGTTAAAGTCTCTTGCCATTTATTTCACCTCCTAGTTGGTTTTAAAATAAAATAAAATAACGTTCCCTCGTAAATTATATTATCATGTGCTTGATTATTTTGTGTAATCATACATTAAAGTCAAAGTTGTGATATACTTCGGCCTAAAACTATCGATTCTTTTTTCATCAGTAATAAAGTTGTTTTGATTAACATGTATACATTTAAAGTTAATAGTTGAGTCCTGTATATGGTCATTTATTTCTTGGGCACTCTTATCAAATTTTTTCAATGAATCATATATAAAGTTTTTTACATAAAAAATTTGTGGAACATCTCCAACTATGCTATATATTGCTCTTTCTTTGTGAATAGGCCAAAAAGTATCATCTGGTTCTTCATATAAATAGTCATACAGCACATATGGCATTGTAGAGGATTCTGGGGCAAGATTTTCATTTACTGGGTAGAATGGTCTATATGCAAATGATGCTGTATTCCACACCGCGCTGGGCACCATAGGTACGCCAGATACTGAACCACTCGCTAGATCCCATATATAGTTGTTAATTAAAACAATTGGAAGTTTAGTGTAATCAGACATTAGATACGACCGCCGCCTTCATAGCAATAGAACTTGCGTCCTTTGATGCTTCTGATATCATACCAGATATCATTCCCCTGCTTATTCTTGGAATAACTACTTTTCTTTTTGTCTTTATTGCTTGATTTATTAACTCAAAATATTTAAATTGTTTTAATACTCCTCCAGCCTGATAATGAGAAAAGTTTTTCCATTCTGAAGCAAAACTACCTTGAACGGCGACACCACCAGGATTCTCAACAACTGAAGGCTGAGAGGTAACAATTTGTCTACCATCGATTTGATAGACTAGAAACTTAGATGATTTCGGTCTAATAACTACAGTTTCTCCATATTCCATAACAGATGCTTTATTAGCAAAGATATGTCCATTTCTGTTTGGTTCTTTTGATTTAGTAAAACTGAATTTTATAACAGTTCCAGCAGGAGTTGGAGTTATATTTTTCTTAAATAATCTAGCATTAGAGTCTCCAGTTTTGTCCCATTCATAAACATGATGAAATCTTTTATGGCTGGCCCTTGCTCTTGCATCAACAAATCTCATAAAATACTCAGCAATTATATTGGCGGCTCCCTTTTCGATAAGCATCTTATTATCTTTTTTAACATGAAGTCTATTGAGCAAGGCCATATCATACTCAGTCAAAGCCAGAATTTTTTCTGGCATTCCACCTGTATCTATTCCTCCTGCTTTTCTAAAAGAAGTCATTATGCTGTAAGCCTCTGTATTTCCTGGCGCATAAGAACAGTTTCATATTCAATTATGCTGCCATCAAAATTTAATATTGGAGTACTTCCTCTTGGTTCAAATATAGTAGACCCTTGAAATCCGCCGTCACTTGATGGGTCTTGATTTTCTAAAAATATAACAGTGTCATCATTTCTTACTCTAACTATTCTTCTGTCTGATGGTAAGACTTCAGCAGTTCTCATTTTTACAAGAGCGGTTAGTGTATTTATATAACTGTTTATTTCTACTGCCGTAGAGTTTTCTCCTACGCCTTTTCTTAAAATACCTCTTGCTACGCAATCTATTGTTTTTTCAAATGTCCAAGTTTTTACTACTGCTCCAGTAGAATCCTGAGTTACAGTTGCTTTATATATGTCTGCTTTCATCGTATAAGATGTTTTAGAAATGCATGACATTTATATCACCATATATCTTATTTGACTGTATTTTGATAAGATATTATCAACTAGTATGTTTCCTGATCCTTCTGCAAAGTTACTTCCGTATGAAATATTATATGAATCGTTAGACAGTTTTGATATATTCTTGTTTCTTATTGATGAATCAGAGCATAGGTAGTCTTCAACCAGCAGCGCGGTTGCCTGTTCTATGTCTGATGGAACATACACATATCCAAAAATTCCTACTATTTTATATTGAAAATCTTTTTTGAATATTCCATTATATGGAAGAATTGAAAAATCTGGACTTTCTAGAAGCCCTCTTCCATCTTCATCATCTTCATTAACAGCCTTTATTCTGTACTTTGATACAGCCGCCTCAATATTATAATCAAATGAGTTGACGCTTGGACTTACTCTACTATCATAAACAAGGATATCATCTTCATAAACCTTATCTATTCTTATAATAGGCTCATTTAATGTTAGAACATCAGTATTATTTCCATACACTACTACACTCTTATACTGTTTGAGAAATGAAATTCCAGTAAGTGATTGTATTGTTACACGGGCTTTTCTTTCTTGCTTCTTTAAAGAGTCGTCGGTTACTGATGAATTAATATCTGCAATAGATCTAATTCTTGAAGGTGTTGCAAATGGTCTAATAATAGATGCAATTTCAAATGTAGAACTGGCACCAGATGCTGTGCTGCTTATCCATTCTATCTTTACGTTTCTATCATATTCAACAGAATCTGAAGTAAGAGTTGCATTAAAAACTGAAGATCCAGCAGAAGAAGTAGTTCCAGATTGAATAAACTCTTCTGTGTCCAAATCATAAATTTCAAAAATGACACCAGTTATACCACTTGCAGCAGTAAATGATATTTGCAGATCGTTATAATCGGTGCGTAAGTACTCTATCAATTAACTCACCTCATATCTATTTTACTATAAATTTGATAAATGAGAAAGGGGTCGATCAATGACCGACCCCTTCTCAACTATAGGCTTTATCAGCCAGTTACAGCATTTGCCTTAGCCATTGCGGATAGTTCTTCAATGTTTAGGCCCATACGGACGTAAACGGTATATTCGATTGTATCCTTCTTTGGCTGGAACTCGCGGTGAACAGTTACATCTCTCTGGAATCCCCAAATTCTATTTTGTGGGAATGTAAGATCGACGTAATGATCTGGGTACAGAGGAACTTCCATGACGGGAATACCGAAAATGGATGTAGTCATTCCTGCTGGACCACCAACACGCGCTGGAGTGCCACGAAGAACGCCAGAGGCGATATCCTCGGGAACACCACCTGAACCTAATTGACGTAGGTCAGTTAGCAATGTTTGCACATTCTTTGTTGAAGCATAGAACTTAAGTTCACCTCTACGAGCCTTGAACTTACGTCCAAGAGCATTGTAAAGAGCCTCAAAGAATGCAATTGCGGAGCCAGACTTCAATGTGCCAGCAGTTGTGGCAGCAGTGAAGTAGTTTGATGCTGTAGCAACTGTTGCTGCTGTGCCAAAGTGATTGGCTCCAGCGGCCCCATCAGCCAACTTAACGAATCCATCAATTGTGTATGGATAGGTTGTTCCAGCATATGAAGCAGTACCTTGAGCAGCGAGACCATTGATAGCAATGTCCTCAAGGTCGTTACCGAATTGTGATGCCATTAGGCGCACAATATGGTCCTCAAGGGCAGAACCTTCAATGTTATCCTCAAGTGCCTCAGTTGAGAGTTCGTAGTCAAGACGGAACTTAGTTGTTACAACCTCTACCTTGGTGAATTGGGCACCACGATTTGCGTATGAACCGATTCCTGAACCAGCATCGAAAACATTGTCAGATGCTTGTGAAGCCTTACGGATCAAACGTGTTCCAACTTGCAATTTGTCGAATTCTGCTGTATTGGCTCTCATGATTTGTCTACGACCATCGTTACCAAGAACCATTTCGTCGAAAACATAATCAAGGAATTGACGGGATTGCTCTGGAAGCAGAACGCCTCCGCCTTGTGATGCTGGGTTGGTTGTAAGATTCTCCATGTTGACGTTTGCAACATCGGAGATAATTGCACCAGTTCCAACATCGGTTACAGCCTTATTGATAATGTCGCTCATTTATTTACACCTCTCTTTCATTAATTAATTAAATATCTGCGGAATTGAGGAAACGTCCGCCCCATAATGACTTTCTCATTACGGGTTGCTCTGGGATACTATTTTCTAGTTCACCAGACTTCTTCATTGCTGTATCTTCTTCTACAGACTCCACTCTAGAAGCAATTTCTTCTTGAGTCTTTGAGATATCAGCCAATCCTTTAGTAAGTTCCTCGTACTTACTGGAAAGTTCTCCGACTTTTTCATCGAATGATTTTACAAGTTCTGTAATTGACTCTGAAAGAGCAGTAAGTCCTTCTTTGCTAGAATCAACGGACTTTTGCAATTGCTCTTCAATAAACTCCTTAACGTCGCCTAGTGCCTTCTCAAGATCAATTTGTTCGGAAGTGTCAACGGCTACGTCCTCTGATTCAACAGCCTTGGCAAGATCTTCATCTGCCTCATCTACTTCTTCAACTGACTCTTCAACCTCAAATTCAACTTCTTCGGCATCAGCGGTGTCAAGTTCTGGGCTTTCTATGTTTTCAGCCACTTCAACACCTCCTTCTTCATTTGGCTCAGAAAATTTTTTAATTTTAGAACCTTTGTTTGATTTTGTTGATAAGGGATGGCCCCCTGGCAACAAGTCTGTGTCAAATGGTTTCCTTTTATATCTGCCAGTTCTTACTGCATGAAGGAAGCCATTTACTCTGGCGTACGCCCATTGTTCTGCTGATGCTACATTGGGTCTAACTGATCCAGGGTTTGTTCTGTAAGCACCAATTCCACGATTATATACTTGTCTAAGCATAGAAACGGTAACCTTCTTAGAGTTTACGTTACCATATTTTTCGTTATGTTGCGTTACAAGTTCATTAAGTCTACTAGTTACACTATTAGAATCAGCCTTTTCCATATGCATTTTTGTTTGCAGCGGCTTCAATTTTCTCAGGTTTGAGATGTTTTTCGCTACTCTTCTATCTGTAGGAACGTATTTGTTTCCAGATGTTTGACGATAAACTCTAACTATAGCAACGGGATTTTCTTCTGTTGCCATAACGGACTCATTAGTTCCACGCACCTTGACAGATCCAGAAGTTTTTATGGACTCTACCTTGCCTTTTGCATATTGAGTTCCCTGTGGTGGCTTTGGAACGGCATAGGCAACAAAGTCTCCTGTCGAAACACTTCCTCTTTCTGCCTTATAGATAACCTTCTTCTTTCTTCTTCTCATAGATCTTGAGACGCCGCCTGGAAGACCCTGTTGTGCATTTCTAGTTGGAACGCCAGTCTCTGTTGAGATAACTTGTTTATCAGACATATCCATGTCATCGTCCATGTCATCCATCATGTCTGCTCTTAGTGCAGCCTCAGCCACTTCTCTAGACTCAAAGCATCCTTCAAGTTCTCCATCTTCATCAACAATAGCAAATCCTGAATTACACATTGGATGATTCTCAACAACTCTCTTTTGCTTCTTCATTTCCTCATCTTCGTGCATTGATTTAATCATTACTGAATCAACACATTTTGCGATCTCTTCATCTTTAGATGGATCATTAGACTCTACCCAGCCTACATTTTCCATAGATTTGTGGCAGATAGAGCATTCCATAGATTCAGCAGAATCAGGTATTGCGATCTCATCTTCGGCACACCAGAAAATATTTTCAACTGAGAATGTAGTTGCAATACCACTAGCAATAAGTTCATCATTAACTTTTTGAATAGAGAGAATGTTTGCAAATTGATTTGCTGGGCTATCTACTAGTGATAGTTCCATAAGTTCATATTTTTTAACAAGTCTAATTTGTTCTTGGCTTTCTTCATCAACCATTGGCTCTGAATCAATGATTCTTCCACCGATAGAGAAACCTGTAAGAGTCCCATCAACTACCATCTGCCATACACTTTCTGCTCCCTTTGAGATGTAGGCATCTACAAATACTCCACTATATGTTTTCTTTGTATTGGGATCATAAAATGTATTTTCTTTAAATGATATTACTTTACCAGCAGGAATAGGTTGATGCATAAGCCTAACGTTTCCACGGAAATTTTCAAATGCTTCTCTGGATGCTTCTGATAGAAGTCTGTCTCCTTGACGGTCTATGTTATCTAGGGTGGCGAACCCGCTAACAATTCTTCTCTCCGCGTCAACTTTAGCAATTGGCATCGTAAAGCGGAGGTTACTGTCGTCACTTTCAAAGTGAGCCTTGAAAATTTCTTTCATAGTAATTATTATTATATAATCTTTTGCTTTATTAGTTTTGCTGCCTGCCGTCGCCTTGGGTGGCGCGACCTGTTGCATCTGTATCTGGAGCGTTAGACTCTCTCTGCTGATCTCTTAATCTATTGCCAGTAGCCTGAGCAGTTTGCTCTGCTGCTTGCTGTGGGCTAAGTATTACTGGATTATCTCCATTTTCAAGACTTGACAACTTCAGCCTTTCTCTAACCTCATTGGGAACAATTACTCTCATTCTAAGATACCTTTCATCAATCTTTGATTGGGTTTCCTCGTCGGTTAGAGTTAATTCATTAAATTCAAATCTGAACATGTCTGTTTTTTCTTCAATAATTTTATTGATCTTCTTTTCAAGTGAGTCTTGTGCTGGGCGACATACCTGTTCCTTAAACGTTCTGTCTGCCTCTCTTGCTGCTGCAAGACCTATGCCTTCTGCCGCACCAACTTTTGATGCTGGTGTGCGGTGAACCATCAGAATTTCATTAACGTTGCCCTTGCGATAATTGTTGAATGATGAGTCTTGAATGCTATTCTCAACAGCCTCCATCTTCATCTCTACCTTTTTATCTGGAGTGTCTGCTGGAATTGGAATAATTGCAGTTCTATGATTTTGTCCCTTTACACTTGATTGGAAGAATTCAAATAATCTTTCTTCTGCCTCAGGTGTCATCTTAGCACCCTTGATCCAGAAAATATATCTTGGAACAGCCTTATTTTCAAAGTATTCTATGTTAAACCTAGAAGCAAACTCATTGCCTGCCATAGCATTCTTTGCTGCCGCAATTGCTGGAGCGCCATAGTAAGTATTTGTTGGAGTGTAACTCTTAATATGAATTATTTCATTTGGCTTTTGATCTGTTGTGATAGGATTTTTTGTTGTAGTGTCTTGAAAATTCCTAAAAAATACAGCACGGCCTGAAACAATTTGAACAAATCCGTCGCGCAGGCGGCGTACTCTCATTGTTGGTGCTGGTATATGACCTATATAGCCAATTTCACCATTAGACTTTCTTCCAATTTCAATATAGCCATTTCCAGTTGATTCAACATCGATATAGACTTTCATCAGGGTGGCAGTTAGGCTATCGTCATCGTTTCTTGTTTCTAGCCAATCGATAACTCTTGTCTTGGCCCTTGCAACATTTTTACGCATTCTAGAAAGATCCTGTTGTGTAGGAGCGTCTTCCATTTTTTGCATAACAGAATTTGATGGATGAAGGTCGTAACCAAGTCCAACGATATTTGCAACCTTTGCATTAATGGCTGCATAATTAGGGGCAGACAATTCATAAATTTTGGCAAGAGAGTATTGGTTATACTGTGGCTCAACAACGTCGAATATTCCATATCCGTACTTATCTGGAATTATTTGTTTTGAGGAGGCATCATCACCAGCATACTGATTATTATCTGCCTCTACTACTTGACCGCCGACAGTAACTAAAGACTTTTCTAATTTTCTTTTAGCACTTTTTTTAAAGTTTTGAGACAGTCCAGAAAGACTTAGAAGATCATCTCCACTTTTTTTAAAATCATCTTGTTCTTGAACTAGTTGAGTTTGTCTTCCTCTGGCTGGTAGTCTGACATTACTAACTAAGGTCTCTTCTTGCTCTTGATGCATCTCTCCACGCTCCTGTGTCTCCATATGTAAGAAGTCCATTATTCATTCTATATAAATCTTCTTGATATTCTTCTTCACTTACTCTTCCAACTCCAGGAATAAATACTGCTTCTCCATCTGGCTGACCATAGGAAGCAGCGGCTTTTCTTATTTCAGCCATTTTTGTTATATCTCCACGCTCAGATGGTATATTTAAAATGTTTTGATAATCATCTGTAAATAAAGATCCATCTGGTAGTTTCCATACATATATTCCGTATTTAGAGTTGTCCTTCACTACTGACAATTTGGGCTTTTTCATACCACTATGTTACCATATCTGCTTTATTATTGCTGACTTCTGTCCACGATGTTGATGATTTTCTCTAAAATTGGAGTTCTGGTGAACGATCCACTAGTTTTTAGCCAGGTAGTATTAGCATACTGTGTTCCGCTTAATACATTAACATAGTCGCCATTTGAACTTGAAATCAATGTAACTCCGCCGACTGAATTGATTTGATATATTTGATTATCTGCAATGCTGAGTATTTGATTTGACTGTGTAGAAACAACTCCATCAAAATATCTTAAATCTCCTATTAGTTTATTTGTTGGAGATCCAGTATATGCACTTAAAGATGACGCCGTTACTAAATCAATATCCGCTAGAAATCTGTTTTGTGTTAGATATGGCTGATAAACAGTTGAAGTTACTGAAGATGAATGCCTAGACTCATCTCTATCAATAATTCTTACAGAGCCAGATGCCGACTCTCCAGTACTAATCGCTGCTGATGCTCCGACAAATGTTCCATGCAGATAAGAAATTTCAAGAGGCTCTAGCAATGTATCAAGGAAGTACAGATTTTGAATTTGGAAATCGCATGATCCTGTAGTTCCAAATCTCACCAAAAAATTATTATCTGAATCTGTTTGTAGTTTAGTGTTGAATGAAAAAGTTACATGCTGCCATTGATTGTCTACTAAAACTTTAGATGATGACCCATTAATATATGATGATGCAGTAGTTGGATATACTAGATTTTTTGATAAATTTGTACTTGCAGAGAATAATGTTGTTGTAGCAGCAGATGATGAAAACACTTCCACCAGTTTAAATCCAGCAGAAGAAGATTCATTAAATTTAACAAAAAATCCAAGCGTTCCAAATTGTTTAATCATAAGATAATTATATCCTTACTAAGAAATATTAAAGGCATCTCTCATCCAATCAGTAATTAGGTCTACGTCAGTCTTTGAATGTGCTGTATTAAATACGACAACAGCAGCAATATCTCCATTGAGATATGAGTTTGCTCCGCTAGGAGTTTGTCTGTATCCAATTCTTGCGGCAGAAGAATAACTTCCAGTTCCAACATTTCCAGAAACGACAGATGAGTTTACAAACAATGAACTTGAATTATTATTAAATACTCCAGCAATTACATTGAAATTAGAGTTTACTGATGGACCTACTAGTACTTGACCAGCCGCCATTCTAAATGTATTTGATTCAGTGTATATGGCTGGGGCTGATGCAGAATGTCCAATCAATGTATCATTCGAACCAAAAGATCTTCCTGCTATGTATACTGTCATTGGCTGATTTATTGCAACGCTAGAAGTAAAATAATGCGTCAATCCATTAAATTTATATATGGGCCTATCATCAAAAACTTGTAACGCATCATAATATACTGCTGGTGATCCAGATACTACTGATCCAGCATAAATTGCCATATTGTCCCAATAGACAGGATCACCAGTAATAGAAGACCCATTATAGTAGCGTACCGATATCCAGTTTGTTCCTATTGGAACTGTACCTACAGCAGATAAGGTATATGTTCCTGGAACATTAGATGCTGTTCCAGAAGTTGCTGTTCCTAATACTCCAAATCCTGTTCCACCACTTGTCACACTTGCAAAATAAATATACAATCTTCTTGAAAGAGAATTTAGCCCACCAGATGTTTGTGACTTAAGAAGAGATATATCTCCAATAAATGAATATTGTTGCCCAGGAAATAAAAATCTGTTTGCACTTGATGTATTGGTATATAATCCAAAATCCAAAAACGAATCCGAATCAACTCCACTTGGTATTACTTTAATAGATCTATTTCCAGAAGATACTATGTCTGTAGAAGATTGTGCTGATGCAGCATTGACTGCGAATACAGTTACACTTCCAGACTCAGAGCCATTAGCCTGATTTATCGTTAATATATTTAATGACTGTTGCCGATATTCTGGATTATTTGTTGTGGAGACAACTGATGCTGTTATTGCGCTACCAGATAAACTTCTCCATAATCTATTTAAAGAACTTCCATCTGAGTATGGTACATTGTTAGTTCCTATTGGAAATCTTGAATCATACCATAATAATAAATTCGGTAAAGTATTTAGATCAAGTGATTTAGACATGGGGCTGAATTCCACATCTACATTGTTTCTGTAAACTCTGATTCCAGAAGAGTCGGTGACAAATATAGATGGTGTTTTTTGAAACTCTGGAACAAATGCCTGTGCAGATGCTGTAGAGGCGCTATGTATTCTTACTCTATCCCCCGAATTATCAAGTATCTCTACATATGATCCAGTATACGGATAACTTTCTACTTTTAGATATTTAACAAATGGAGGATAGACAAAAGAATCTTCAGCAAGAATGTCTATATCAAAATACAAATACTTGTCATTCATATTGATAAGATTAATCCACTGTAAACTATTTATTTTTTGTAACTTTGTCTTAGGATAAACTACGCTTCCAGAATAGTTGTACAGTGTTGCATATATGCTCACCTGTGATCCAGATATAACATCTGGGTATCCAAATTCAAACCTGTTTCCAGAAATTACTGCGCTACCACTTTCTGTAACGGCAGCAAGTTGTGCGCCGTGAATGATAAAGTTTGCATTTCCGTATGATCTATTTCTAAATCTATTATTTGTTGAATCATATATTAATGAATATACTGGTTGAGAGTAGTTATCAATTTGAGAATACGTAGAAGCAGTTAATGAATTTCTTGCAACAATAAATGAATGAAATGTTCCAGTAAATTGTCCAGGATTAAATGTTCCTAATGTATAGTCTTCTTCATAAGTAAGGGCACTTCCAATTCTAATAACAGAAGTATCTGTTGGTGGGAAAATATCTGCTGAAGGATCGACTCCAAATGAACTTCCAGAGTATGTTGTCATAGACGCAGTTTGTAGTGCAGAACCAGAAAGAGCAAAATAGAACTTTGTTTCATTGTCATATGACATTCCTAATATTGCAGTAGGACTAGATGAAACACTAGGAACAATAAAAGATACTGATGAGTTTGTTACATTGTTGTTTACAACTAGATAGTATGATCCAGATATATTTGTAAAATTAAAGTCTATCAGTGGTTGGGTTGGTGAATTTCCATATGACATAATTGTTTGAGGCAATCCTCCTGCTGGTAGCGCCCCATCAAATTGTACTTTTACAAAAAATGGATTTTCTCCAGAATTAATAATAGATGGTAAATTGTCAATATTAAAATACGCTGCTGAAGATGTGTTTCCAGCAGATGATGTAAATGATATTTTATTTCCAGTTAATCTTATATTATTATCAAATAGAACTAAATCTGGAACATCGTTGTTGTATGGTCTAATTCCATCTTGTGAGTGAATAAGATTATCATATCTGATCAGCGACCAGTCATCTGGATCTTCAAAAAACCCATAGTATGACTTTCTAGTATTCTGAGTTGATAGGTTATAAAAGTCGCCACCCATGCTAATAAATATATTTTCATTAACATCTTTTCCTAGTCCATATATGTAATGAGTTTTTGCAGTATTAGATTTTACATTGAATGGGTATATTGCGACACAATCTATTAGTAAGTTATAGTCTGAACTTCCATAGAAATCAAAGTAGTCATTTGTTGAATGAGACAGGTCTATGTCTAAAAATATAGAGTTCTCATTATTAGTAATAGTTGATATTCCATTAACTATTAATTCAATGCCCGATTGATTGTGATTTAAAACGATATGAGTAGGTTCATCTAATTCTGCAAGACCATATGATGCTTCCATATAACTAGAAGATGTTCCATACCTAAACATAAGATAGTTTTCTTTTAAGTACAATCCTATGTTTGGATTATTTCTTTTGGTTGCAATTCTTACTTCTCTTGATGGAACTTTATCTGCTCTCATCCAAAATTCTATACATGACTCTCTTCTGCCATATAACTCAGAAAATCTACTTAGTAGTGGAATGCTTATATTTGGAGTGGCTGAACTTGATAGTTTTAATACTTTACCTCCACCAAATACTATTGGAATATCCCATACAGAAGTAGCGGAGGCATTAACTGATGCCGCATAAAAACTTGCTGATGTTGAGTAGAAACTAACAGGATTGGACACAGATGATGACTCATTGATGTTATCAAATGGCCAGACGATATCTGGTTTATCCTGTAATATTAATCTGCTGTACACAGAGCCTCCGAATTATAACTGAGTTATATCGCACGCTCCTGCAACACATGCTAGTTCTTGGCTTCCAGTTGTACCATCAAATGTTTCATAGTAATTTAGCCAGTTCCAGTCTAATGTTGCAGGAGTTTTCTCCAATATCTCATTATACTCTATTTCGGAGATTTCCTGATAAGGTGCTTGCTGGTATGTATGATCTGAATATGGTAAGAATGAAATACCAGAAATTTCATCTATATGCTTATATACCCAAGCGCCTACTTCCATCCATTCATCTTCTTTTACAGATACTGTAATAGAAGGCTTATGCTCTGTCCAATATCTTTGATATGCAAGCCATAGTTTTAAATGTTCTACTGCACCAAGGTCATTTCTTGTAAGAGCGCCTTCAGGTGCCTTAATTGGAAATGTGAATACTGTTGTGTCATTTGGCTTCATTACATCTGGCTCATTAATGACACCAGCATCTTTTAGGAATGTTGTTACTGGATCTTTATTGTCTGCACGGATAGTACGAGCGTAGTATTGACTATGCCATGTATGCATACCGCTTGAGCAGTTTACTAATTGAGATACTGTTCCAGAAGGCTTTACGCATGTTACTGCTGTAGATTGATTAATTCCAAGTATTGAAGAATATTCTTTATTTACTTCAACAGCCTCTTGTCTAAGTGCTGTAAGCCATTCTTCTAACTTATCTAATCCTTGTGATCCATTAAGAACTGAGTGACCAAATTGACCAGTCAACGAGACTCCAAGAAGTCTTTCTTCCTCTGAGTTCTTTTGCCAAATCTTACGAAGATATTTAAAACGAGTGAATGTTGATTGGAATGTACCAAGAATAGTTGCAAGTCTAACCTTGTTTAAAAGATCCTCTAAGGTATCGCTTTCTCTAACGACCACCTCTGTAAGATTACAGAATTGGTATGGCCTAAGAATAATTTCGCTACAAGGGTTTGTTCCAAACTCATGGCCTGGATCTCTTCTTCCATTTTTTGATGCTACCTTTTGAGCGGCTGCCCTTGAAAATATTCCTCTTTCACCACTCTTAGAATCATAAAGAGATTTCCATTCTGCCATAAAAACTTCCATAGTTGGCTTTTGATCATATACGGCAGAGTTATTTGCTAGGGCGCGGTGACCACTATATTCCCACCATGACCCTGCTTTAGCGGCTGCCATGTTACGGTCTTCTAGGTCGGAAAGAGAAATCATGGCTGATCTTCTTACGCCACCGACAACTACAACTTCAGCAATCTTACACATAATGTCATGAGCCTCTAGAGGGGTGAGTTTTCTTCCAGAGGCACTTTTAATTGTTTCTACTGTGAATTTAAATAGACGCTCTAGTGGTTCTGGACCAGATGCTCTACCGCCAAATGTCTTAAGCCTTGCTCCTGCTGGGCGAACATTGGATACGTCCCATGATGGAATTTGTCCTTGGTATAAAAGCGCAATAAGTTCTCTAAGTGCCTTAGCCCATCCAGCCTTAGAGTCATCTACAACAATAGATGTAGATGAAATTTCAAAGTGTTCGTTTATTACTGGAAGTTGATTTACATACTTTGACTCTACTGAATATCCTACTCCAGTACCACACATTAGAATATACATTGCTTCATCAAATGAACGGAGGGAATCAACTGGTAGATAGGAGCAATTGTATAGACAGGTATTATCCCTTTCTAATGCTGGTCCTGCCGTCATTAATCCACGCATTGATGGCATTACTTCTGCATTCAAAATTGCATTGTTAATATCTTCAAATACTTTTTTGTCTACTGTGTAATTATTATTTTTCTGCAAACTCTCATAGATATATTGAGTATAACGTGATACAGTTTCGTTCCAGTCCTCTCGCCTATTTTCATCATCTATCCATCGTGCATACCTTGTTTTGTGAATTACCTGCTGATAGGCTGTTGGTAGTGAAACTATATCCATATTTTCCATCTCCGTTTTAAAAATAAATTAAAATACCGCTTTCGCGGTAGCATTTATTGTACCGCTTTCGCAGTTATAAGTTTAATATTTTTAGCAATAAATTGCTATGATATAGTTATCATTATGATAACTATTCAAGAACTTCATTCTTACAATAAATTATCCGAAAAGGGCTTGGCCCCACCGTTGCCATGCCCTATAAATATATTAGATGGGAATATGATTCCTTGGGTAGATGATGAAGAAGTTCCCTGTTTTTGGTGTCTTTCTTGCGACACTAAATCATATCTAGGAATTGATCAAATTAATTTTATTAAATCGACACTTCATCAGTAACAAAAATATTTCCATATAAAAGAGTTGTTACTACTGATGCAGAATCAGTCATCTGAACATCGTATATCCAATTCTTTTTTGCAGACAGAAGAGAAGAAGTAGTTGCTGGAAGAGTTACTCTAACAAGACCCGCGCTGGCAGATGTAATATCTGCACTCATTTGATATAAAGTAGTAGTATTTTTTTCTTTAATAGCCGCTTTAAAGGTTGTGCCATCTGGTATACCATAGGCGCTTCCAGATGCTTTAAGAGCCATATTAAATCTTAACGTATCGCCTTTCCACAATTTAAATGATGAAAACGCTGGACTGCTCACCTTTGCACCACAACCTTAAAATTATTCATATTTGAGAGTGACCTAATCTCTACAGTATTATTATCTATAATATCCTGATCGACCATAACCGACTCATTATCTGTATTATACACCATTATAATTGGGCTTTCATAACCAAGATTGTGATTTATTGTGTAAGTATAAACTCCACCTACAGGAGAGACATATGTAAGGCTTTGAACATATGTTAATACAACATCGCCAGACAATCCATTTACTGATCCAACAGCAGAAAAAACAGTGCCAATTTCAATGACTTGAATGTTGGATGATGAATCTTCTACCTCAATCTGTGATACTTCATCATTGAGTGTCACATAAATTTGATCTACTGAATTATCAATATCAACAACTAAAGAACTTAAATTTAACTCTGTAGATATGTCCACATTATCAATTGGTGAGGTATAGTCAATTGATATCTGGTCTACACCAGTTAACACCTCTACATCAATTTGTGGATCTGACATTCACGCCCAACTTCTCTTCAACTAGTTCAAGTCTTAATTGTATCTTGTCAATGGTATCTCTCATGCTAGTACCATGATTAGGATGCACTTCTTTTTCAATAGAAACTACTTTGTTTTCAATTTTTTTAATTACAGAAGAAAGATCATATATTGAGTCAACCTTGCCTGAAACGTTTTGCATACACTCTTCAAGGTCTTTTATTCTTTCAGGAAAACCAGGCTGGCGGTGGTGGCCTGGCCTTTCCTCTACTCCATTAAAATCATCTAAAAATCTTGTTACGTTACCTATCATTGAAAAAACTTTTTTACTAAAAATAGTAAGAACAGTAACAGCAGTCACTATACTTGCTAGTAATAATAATGTTTCGACCGCTCCCATTGACAACATTTGACCACCTATGAAATTGTGATTGTTCTTACATTATACCAATTTCAATATTATGGCTTCACCCCACCGAACATTCTATTTTGAGTTTTCTTTGAGAATTTTCCAGTAGGTTCCCATCCTTGTTTCTTCTGAAATTCAGTTACTGCTTTTTCTGGATAGGATGGTCTTGTTTTGTTTGGCTTATTCTTTCTAAACCCAAGATCATACAATCTGCATTGTAATCTATATGTTTCAGCCTTATCTCCTGCACGGACGGCTGCTCTTGATGGAATTATGCCATCCCATAATCCATTATTCTTAACATACTTAACTGCTTCTTGACGCCAGAAAATTGGATTATAGTTTTCTGCAACTTTGCTTCCTGGGTACTCTCTCCATGCTTTGTGAATTGTGTCACCTTTTCTTCCAAGATATGGTGAAGGTCCCTTTGGATTAACTCCGTATGAACCGTCAGTCCATGCTTGATGTGTCACAATGCGATCTGTTCCCCATCCACAAAGATCCATTAGGGCGGCATTGACTCTAGCAGTATACTCAATTTGAGAATCTGTCATGGTGCCGTATTTCAAACCAGCGTCGTCAATTTCAATTCCGAATAGTCTAAAATGTCCAACATTTCCTGCTTTATTGATACCAATGGAAGGCCAGGGGCCACCATCTCCACTGTGCCAGCAAGAACCACCAGAGGCAAGCCAAACATCACGGTCTCCACGACCAATGAGCATATTTGCTGCTGGCTTATCATAAGCATTCAATAGCCACCACAATGATGGTGCGCCTTCTGATCCAGTAGCAGTTGGAGTTGCTGTGTGGTGATTTACTACTCCATAAAGGCCACCACCGTCATAATTCCAAGAACGTCCTCTAGTATTCCATCCTTCTGCTAAACGCAATGGAACTCCATGATCACGAATAGCGTCTGCTACTTGTTGCGGTGTGGGATTTGTATTAGCCATTAGTCTTCCTCCTCCATTGTCTCGCTTGCATCAAATACTTCAACTGGTTCCCACCCAGCAGGGGGAACCATGCTTTCTGCTGAAATGTCGGCAGCATCATGAAGTCCTTGATTTCTATCTGCCCATCTTTTAATTGAATTAAACATTACTTTGAATTCCTTCCAAATCTTTTATCACTTGGATTTAATGCTGTAATGATCAATGGCAAAACGGAGGCTACGCCTGCGGCTACCCAAGTCTTAAGTTCAGTAATTGATACTGAAAAAACGTCGGCTCCATCAGCAAGAAACAGACCAAGAATTACTGCTACAAAAACTTTAGCATATGACTGTACTGCTCGTCCAACATTAGTATTATTTAACCATTCCATTTTTTTTTCTCCCTTTCCTTGATCCTCATAACTGTTATGCATTACAATTTTCTACATATAAAGAAATGAGAAAAATTCTTAATATTATTATATTCTAAAAATATAAAAATTATATTTATAAGTATACTCTTTCTTTTATTAAATACATACGAACAGGATTAACTAAATGAAGATAGATGTTCTAGATCATGGATATGTTAGATTAATTGGAAACTTCGGCTCTGACCTTGAAGTAGTTAATTCTGCTAGAGTATCTTATGATAAATCCGTAGACTTTATTGACTCTAAAGATGAAAGACTTCTTGAATTTTTAATTAAGAATAAACATGATTCAACTCTTAGACATTGTACCATCTCCTTTGAAATTTACGCCCCTTTGATGATTGCCAGACAATGGTACAAGCACGCGGTATCTAGTACTCATTTAGACGATCAAAACGGATGGAACGAATCGTCGCGCCGTTACGTTACAGAAGAACCAGTCTTTTACGAGCCGCGAAAATGGAGAACATCCCCATCAAATTCCAAACAAGGATCTGGCGATCCAGTGCATCCTGACATGTCTGCACGCATTAGCGAGCGACTTAAGTATCATATTGACGAATCTGTCAATTTGTACAATTCTTTGCTCGCATCTGGCGTGGCAACAGAGCAGGCACGTTTATTTCTTCCCGCATATGCGATGTATGTCCGCTGGCGCTGGACAACAAGCCTTAATGCAGTATTACACTTTTGCTCACTACGTCAGGCAGAAGATGCTCAGTTAGAAATACAAGAATACGGAAATGCTGTATTATCTATAGTCAAAGACTTATATCCTTTGTCAACGAGATATTGGGAGCGGCACAGAATTGGATGACAATATACAAGATATCAATGAACACCTAGGCATGGTTACTTTTATCATGTTAGGTAGAATATACGATATGCTTGCTTTGATCGCAGATGGAGTAGGCAAGGGTGAAGACGCATTGCGTCTGATTGAACTCCATAGATCAGGGGAGATTATGTCACCGCCCCCGTCTTTAAACGTAGAGGAAGAAGATGAACAATCTTAAAATTGAAATTATGAGATATAAGTTATCTCATGGATGCATGATCTGTGGATATGATAAAAATCCTCATGTATTACATTTTGCTCATCGTGATCCTGCTACTAAGTATAGAAATAAATATGGCAAGGTTGTAGAACCATCAGATATGATCAAGGGTCGCCACCGCCCCAGATATGGAGCAGCAACTGTATGGAAAGAAGTTGCTAAATGTGATGTTCTTTGCTCTAACTGTCATGGTGAGCAAACGTATCCGTTATCCTGACGTTATCAAATCGTTATATTCTAATTTTAGAAAAATGTGAATATGTGTAATTCTTGTACGATGCTAATATAAAAACTCAGCATTATGCGGATATTAGTGAGCCCATATGTGACCTACCCCACATAGAAATGTGTCCGATATGAGGACATTTGGGCATATTCCTTGCCTTTCAAGTTGCGATCTGTCATACCCCCATGCTAGGGTGTACCTATAACTAAATAATCCTGAGCAAATAAACCGCCTCGCGGGTGAGCCTCAGGCCACAGAATGTCAGACCCCTGTGCTAGACTCAGGGCAGAAAGAAAGGAGATGATCATGCATCGTGCAAAGATCACCGCGCTCTCGCAATACAGCGGCGAGCAGGTTCACATCGTTGAGGTAGAAGGTCACACCTTCTACGCGACAGTAGTTGGCACCGTCAAGGGCATCACGCTCGCTGGTGCCGTTGTCACCGCCCTTGAGATTGAGGAGGTGTCCGCATGATTGAGGTTTCTCGTATCGTCAAGGGCTTTGCCCATGACCTGCCTGCCTTGTTTGAGGCTCCCATCGTTTCGGGCAACTTTGTTGCCACTCTTTGGATGACCGCCGAACCTATGACGGACTGGCGCAACTATGAGTTTGTGCGCGTCACTGAGGTTGAGTCTGGCGAAAGTATTGACCTAGACATCTATGACAGCGTAACATGGCTACAGCCCGAAGATGCCGACAGCCCTGCGCTACAGGCTGAACTCATTACTGCACTTGCTGCGAAAGGAATAGAACTGTGAGAACCTTTGCACAACATCTCTTGTCTTTTGTAATCGTTGGCGGTATTCTTACTGCTATGGCTATCGCTGGTGGAATAGAGGGAGGCTTCTAATGGTAAAGGTTCAGTCTTTCGATGGTATGTCCTTGGTGAATGCGAAGGCTGAGATTCAGCACCCGCTCGCTGATGAGGTGTCTATCGCTATTGGTGATGGTGCCATGGCACGCTTCCCCTACTCTGTAGAACTTGCATTCTTCAAGAATGGCGATTGGCAAGAGTATATTCTTGAAGAGTTTGCTGCATATCACTCTGGCGGTGTGTATGCGTATGTTCCCTTGGAGATGTTCGCTAACTTCCTTGAGGCTTGGAGGGTTCGGTATGCTTGATCTTCATGATTCCCGCACGGGACGGACGTATCGTTGGAATGAATCGCACACCGTCAGCATCTATAACCGCGAGGGTGAAGAAATCGACTGCTTCACCTTTGGATTCATGGCAGACGGTAGCACTCCAACCTTTGTAGAGTTTTGCGCGGCAGTGAATAGGAGAATTAGAGAGTATGTCTAACGTGAAAGTCAATCCACCCGATGCATTCATCATGAATTGCAAGATGATGTATAACGAGGTCGGGCAGATGCAGGATCGCATCAGTAGAATGTGGGCATCATCCGATGGTGAGCGTGATCAGTCCATGCTGGAATACATAGAGGACATGCTAGAGAATATCGAAATAGAGTTGCGAAATAGACTTGACAATTAGCGTTTTGTGGCCCGGCACACCTAGCGCACTTTGTCAAGTCCTTTAAGATGTGATTTACGACACTCACGAAAATGTCCCAGATAGCGGAACAGACCCCCTTCACTGTCAGACCCCCATGATAAGGTATACCTAGATAGAAAGAAGGGTTTTACCATGACAAAGTTCGCATACATTGACTACTCCGCCGACGCGCAAGAGCGCGAGGATTGGCTGGCATGGCTCCAGGCTAAGGCTGAAGAGCGTAGACTGTCAGACTCTCATGGTAAGGTATGAGCATGAACCTAGAAGAACTATACGAGAACTTCCTCCGCTTGGAGGCCACCCTTGACCTTGACCCCAACCCTTGGGTGTCAGACCATGATGATAAGGTGAAGCCATGACAACATACAAGGTGTTCGTAGATGGAGAGTTTTTCTCCACGGTTGCCACCCGCGAGGGTGCTGAGACTATTCGTGACTTTTGGGCATCACCCCGTCAGACTGTTGAGATTGTGGAGGTGGGAGCATGACCACAGTAGAGTTTGAGAAGGCATGGCTGGATAACTACTACATGCTTGGCGACCATGCTTTCGACTATGCGCGGTGCATGTATCTGGACGACGGCACTCTGATTGTCGATGGAGTGCGCTATGAGGAGGTTCCTTTCTAATGCAGAATATCTACAAGGTCTACTACGGTGGACAGTACATGTGTTCATTCTTTGATAGGGATGGTGCCCTTGATTGGGTCGCCACCCTCCTCGCGGAAGGCGAGGGGACCTTCGATGACTACGAGATTCTGGATGGGAGTGACTTCCTATGAGTTACCATCCCATCACTCACGATGAATTCGATCAGATACTGCGCGAGTCGGAGATTCGTTGTCGGACCCTCATGATAGGATCTTTCTATGTTGAGAAGCAGGAAGCAAGCGGGGAAGCACAAGACTAATTGCTACTTTGGCTGTTGCCGTAGCATGACCAAGAAGCAGGAACGTCGCTACCTGAAGCGGCGGGAAACTAACGAGTGGAAGAAGGATCAGAATGTGGCAGGATAGTGCAGCGTGCAAGGATGCAGACTCTAGTCTGTTTCTAAGTGGTGTGACCTCGCGTGTAGAGAAGGCTAAGGCTATTTGTGCAACGTGTAGCGTGATCGACAAGTGCCTTGCATTTGCGATTGCTAATGAAGATTTTGAGCCGCATGTCTACGGTGGAATGACTGGTGAGGAGAGGCGGCGTGTCGCCTTGACAAATGCCTGAAAGTGGGCCCGGCACGCCCAATCATATTTGTCAAGTGCTTACGACTGTGATTAAGACCACACTGAAATATTCGCAGAATGTCAGCCCCCTATGCTATAGTCGTGCTATGAGTAATCGTGTGAGCCACCGCCGTAGCGCGGAGCATAATCGTATCGTGCAGGAGCGCCGCCGTTCTAGTGCCGCGCAGCCTCATAAGAATAAGGCCAAGTATTCGCGCAAGGCCAAGCATCGTAACCGTTTCGTTACCGACTGATACCCCTTATCCCCCTATCCATTGTCAGACCCCCATGATAGGATCATTCCATGATTACAGTTACCGCCCCTGAGGGCACCATCGAATACGCTACCTATGCCGCTCGCTTTGAGAGCCTTATCATGACCGCCACCCTCGCGCAGATGGAGCAAGCCTCCGTCTGGTATCGTGACGCGGAGGAGGTTGCGGAGGAGGTTGCTCGCAACCTTGACACTACCCTAGAGGTAGGCGCATCCATTGTCGCAGCATTCTCGCCGCGTGAGCGTTGGTCCACTAACGTCGCTAAGGCTATCGCGTTCTCGCTTGGCTCGCGTCCCGCTGGCCTTGGCAATAACCTCCGCATGGCAGATGCCGCGCTCGCGGCAGGCTTCGATGCGCTCAAGGGTCCTAAGACTAACGCTTTCGCTCGCGCTATCGCAGGCGACACTAACGCGGTTGTCATTGACGTTTGGATGATGCGTGCGGCAGGCATGGAGACTGACTCTCCTAATAAGACTCAATACGCTCTACTGTCTGAGGCTGTCACCGCTGTCGCTGCACAGTTTGGCATCACGCCTCGCACCGCGCAGGCTCTTATCTGGATCATCGTGCGAGGGGGTGCGGCGTGAACGATATCACGCTAGAGAATTTTCGGGAGATGTTGCGCGACTTTTCGGGGGTGTGATGCTTCTTCTATCTATTTTGGTAGTGTCGCTTCTCGCGCTAGGGTTTCTCATATCACTTAGAAAGGAGTGAAAAACCCTTATTTTTAAAGGGTTTTTTGGAACTGGCGGCCCGGCACATCTTATTCATCATGTCAAATCATTATTAAGATAATTATTACGGAGTCACTGAAAAAGTCACTGAAATTTTTCTTGATGCTGTCAGACCCATCTGCTATATTTATATCACCTAGACAGAAAGGATATCCGTTATGGCAAAGAATAAGGGAAACAAGTTCTCATATCTTGAGACTTGGAACACTCGCTACGGGACTCAGACTCGTATTGTCACCCGTATTAATGGCAAGTTCGTTGATTCCACCCCCGCACTTGAGACACTTCGCAAGGGCGTCCCTGCTGGTCGCTGACTAGCAGAATGATCCTGGGCATGATCGCTAAAACTGCCTGAGGGGACATGCGATCCGCTATCACACCTTGTTTGGCGAATGGAGGGTGGGATTCCTTCCTAAGATAGCATCAACTCGCTTCCCCTCTAGCCCAAGTGGTGGAATTGGCAGACACGCACGACTCAAAATCGTGTTCCGCTTGGAGTGTGGGTTCAAGTCCCACCTTGGGCACGCTAGTTATAGCACCTTGGACAATGCACCTGTATACAGAGAGGGTCGCAACCAATCATATATAGGGCCGAGATTCAAGGTCACTAGGCAAGCAACTCATATATGACTTCCTGAGCATGAAGATAAAAGGCTCCTTTTTCTTGATAATGTCAGACCCATATGATAGAGTTCTACTACCTACTAAGAAAGGAAGCATAATGATTACTGTTGGCTCACAGTTCACCACCGCCAAGAGCGGTGTCACAGGTACGGTTCAGGAGGTTGTCACCAACACTAGTGGTTCGATGCGCGTTCGCCTTAGCGTGAATGGTCAGGACCGCTGGACGACTGTGAAGGGTGCATAGTCATGGGAGACCGCGCTAACTTTGGAATCCGTCAGAATGACGGCAACATCATCTTCATCTACGGACATTGGGCAGGCGAGGGTATGCTTGCTAAGTTTGCTAATGCTCTTGATCATGTTCAGAATGTTGGACGTATTGACGACCAGGCTTATGCAAATCGCATCATCATCTCGCAGTTGGTTGGCGAGTCTTGGTCTGGCGATCTTGGCTGGGGTGTTACTGTGAACTACCTTGCAGACAACGAGCATAAGGTTCCTG